ATCAGGGAGGGGGTGTATTTTGCGAGACCCCTCCCCCGTGTCTGAAATGCTGGAACCCAGAGGTATCCAGACTTCTTAAATGAATTCAAAAGCAAACTTAAACTAAAGTTATAACCAATTTATTTGGCATGCATAGCAAATTTGTAAGTGAATTCATACACGTTTCGCACACAATCAAAAGAATACTTTTACCTTTGTTTTAGATTCGTAATATTAATTTAAAAACTAAGGTAAAACCTATACCTACTGTGTAGTTACCAAGGCTGTGTTTCCCCTTCTACTACAAGTCTGTATACTCCTTCTCCATACAGTTCTACCAATCTGATAAGAGCTTGGTTCACCATCTCCCGGTTCTCTGTAGGCGAAAGGTTTTCTGCATCACAATGCGCAAAAGCAGCAACTCTTGCACAAGTTCTGTAATTGTTTTGTTCATCAAAGTTAAGCCATCGATCCCATTGCGTGAAAGGATCAAAAGGATTGTCAACAGTTGTAATCCAAACTTCTTTGACATTTTTGTTAATTTCTGTTTCTTCCATGAAAACTTTAATCCTTTCATTTAATTATTAACAATTCCGCTAATAGAACCTTGAGCAACACCAGTCATAGAAGCAATCTGTTCATATGTATAGCCTGCATTATAGTAAGCCTGAACAACTTGTCTCTTAGCATCACTAATCTTGCTCTCTCTAGGCAACGCTCTTGCTGTATACTCTTCAGAGTCTGAGTTATCTAGAAGCTCTCTAAGTTTAGTTTCCCCAATCGCGTGGTTCTGTATAGCTTCCCATTCACTATCTGTAAAAGTAACTCTCTTCTTCTGAGCACCACAATCTATTCGTGCCTGTTTAAGTGTTATCCCCCTCAACTTCTTGCGTTCTTCTGAAGATGAATACCTTTCTGGATCTTCTGCTAAAGCGGCATTAACTCTTGAATTGGTTAGTAGCTGGGCCATACGCTCCCTGGGCTTGTTCTTCTTTGCCTCAGTAAGCTTGTCCTCTAGAGACCTAACCTCCTCAGAATATCTTTTCCTAGCAGAAGGGTCTATTTTCTGTGGTTCTTCCATCTGAACTCGCATGTACTCTTTACGGGCCTGGTTAGCCAAAGCTTTCATATGGTTCGCATAATCCGCATATGTCTTTTCGATTTCATTAGGGTTGTCAGAGAGGAGGTTTCTAGCATCCTTCTCTTTCTCCATCCTAGTTATCTTTTGCATAATCGGTTTAGTTACACCAGTACCAACCCAAAGGTCTTTACCACTACCTTTGTCATAATAGTAGTTACCTGTTTTGTCCTGACGGATCTTACCATCTGTTGTAGCGAAAATATCTTTTCCATTCTCATCCTTGAGATACTTGCTCTTATGAGCTCTTCCATTTTCATCAATAAACCTATAGTCTTCTGGAGCCTCCACCTTTACCCTTACTCTTTCTTCTTTAGTTGTTTTCCTAGGAGCAATGTAGTTCTTTTCTCCTGTAACAGGGTCAATTAAATATCTTTCTGACCTAATAGGAACCTCAACTTCAGATTTAGACCTGGAAAGAATAGAACTAGCACCATGTGTGCCATTAGCGTTCTTCTGGTAAATATCTTTTAGTTCCTGAATGTTGTAGTCTTTGTAAGCCTGCTTGTAGTTAAGCTTATGTTTCTCAGCATCGATAACAACCATTGAATACTTAACAGCTCTAGCCAAATGTGTTGGTTCTTCACAACCCTTAGCATACATATCTGTAATAAGGTTTGAAACTACACCCATTTCAATACCTTTCTCACGAGTAGTCATCTTGTGATACTTAGTATTAGGATATCTTTTCTCTCCATATTCAGCTGTAGGATTGAAGTTCTTAAGACCTGGTAAAGAGTCAGCAGACTTAATCTGTACAACTTTGTCGAAACCACCATCAGAATTTTTCCTAGTCATAGGAATTACAATCGCTGTATCACCATCGAAATCCGCACCAGAAAGTCTAGAAGCAGTATTAGTACTTATACAAACCGCATCTTTAGCATTCTTACCAATCTGACTAATTCCTTCTTTATCGTTGTTATTAACAGTACAAATAGGAATTTCGAAAGGACCTGCATGTGGGAAACGAACAAGAGCAACCATAGTTCCATTAGGATAATTAGGTGCATAAATCTCATTATCTTTTAAAGTATTAGACTGTAAAAGAACATGTACACCTTGCCCTGGTAAAGGAGCAGCTTTCAAATCAACAGCAGCGCCATCACAAGCGTCTGCGAAATCAATAAGAAGCTTCTTCTTAACAGTAGCGTTAGTCATACTTAAAATATCTTTGTACTGAGCTTCAGTATCTAAGGTTTTAAGCTTTAACTGCTGCTTAACTAAAGGTAAGTTCTGTTTAGCTAAGAACTGAGCTGGTAAGTTTCTACTCCAATCTCCCCAAGAACCTTCAACATGCATGTCGTGGTCATCATCAGTTGGAGTACCTACAAACTGGATTTTTGATAACTTAGGTTTACCAGTTTTTGGATCAACAATAACATTACCATCTTTATCCTTGATGTAAGTCTGTACAACAGAAGCACCAAAAGGATTAGCAGCACCTTCTTTATACTCTTTAAGGGCTTTTTTAACTCCGTCTTCCATTGACTTGTTACTATTTACAAGAATATCTTTTCCCTCAGGTAAGTTAGGGTTGTAAACTGCCATACCTTTAATGTATGCAGTATTGATTGGCTCACCCTTATCGTTTTTTAAACCTTCTTTTGAAACGTCTACAGCAATTCTTACCTGACCATAACGAGCATTACCAAGACTCAAATCAGCAACTCCTGGTCTGATTTCTATCATTCCGTCCTTAGCAGAACCTCCCTGTTCATCGTATAATATCTTTACACGGTCTAAGGACACTTTATCTGGTTCCTGCCAGCCTTTTAGTGTAGCTACGTCATCAATACCAGAAATATCTTCTAGTGACTTAACTTCGTATCTATGCTTAAAAGCCTGACCTTCCATCCCTGGAGGACATAGCACCGTCATGGTCGTGTATCTGTTAGGATTACTAGCCTGTGGTATCATAATGTTCTGAACAGAATATCCTTCTTTTTTCAAAACTTCTACAACGGTGTTCATTCTATCTGGTGATACTCCAAGAGTAAGTTCCGCTCCTTTAGAGATGTCGAGGAAACCTTTCTCCTCAGATATCTTTTTAAGGTCTTCAGCAGCTTTGAAAACTGGACTACCATCCACACCACTTTTGGTTTTCTCAATAGAACGAACCGTAGACTCGTTAACACCTAATATCCTAGCGATTTCTGCTCGCTTATAAGGTTTACCAGTTTTTGGGTCAAGATGGTTGTAATACCACATTACTTCTTCGTACTGGTCAGCATTTACTTCTGCAACTGCTATCTCTTTTTCAGCTCGAAGTTTAGCAATGTGTCCTCCGTCAACCCATTCATGTTTCTCTTTATCCCACTCAGCTTTTGTATAACCCATTGCTTTAGCAATATCTTTTTCAGATAATCCCTGAGCTTTAAGTTTTTCATATCTTGCTTTTAAATCCCAAGAATGCTGATGTGGTCTTTCGCCTGAGCCCCAAGGATATCTTCCTGAGCCTCTTCCAGGAGGTGTCTCGTCATGTGCTACACCCTCGTGCATAAGATAGTCTTCCATGGTTTAACCCTCCTTAACGTTTTTAATGAATTTGTCAAATGTAATTATTCTGTCCATAATAGGAACAATATCGGCAGCAGTTGGTAAACCAGTTATGATTTGATCCTGCCAGTAAATTCTAAGTTCCATCTGAATATCTTTTGGTTTAACCTTGTATTCCAGACAAAATAAAGCGGAGTAGATCTCAAGCTGATGAAGACTTGGCTGAGTTACTCCGGATTTGTAATCGTGTATTCTTAAGAAGTTTTTCTTCTCATTGAAAAGTATTGCATCTGCTGTACCAAAAGCATTCTCAGAATATCTTAGTACCTGCTCTGGTCTCATACCGAAACCTATAGCGTCATTTACATATGCAACAAAGTTGTCCAAATATCTTTCGACATCAATTACTGACCTAGGGATACGATTCTCAAGTAATTCGAGCATAATCATTTTCTTAGCATCAGTCTTTGATACCTTAATTTGGTTTTTAATTAGTTTAGCAGCTAATGCATGAATAATGGTCCCAATTGTCTGAGCATATGAAGCTGAAAGAAAGTTAAATAGTTTTTCTTCATCATAGTTCAGCCAAGAATATCTTGAGCCGCTTAATAAAGCATGACTGCCTTCTGGTGTATCTTTGGAGTGGTCGAACCAAATCATGTAAACCACCCCCTAAGCTCTGAGAGAATAAAATTCTCATTCTCAGGATAGATGAACTGAGCGAATGACATGCTGTCCATCTTCTCTACGAAGAAATCTTGATTTGGTCTGTGTGGTGCATCTTCTGATTGTTTTACTTCTAATGCTGCCCACTGGTCTTTGTAAAGAATTAGAAGATCTGGTACTCCCTGTTTTAGCTGAGCATCGTTCTTAAGAACTATACATCCAGGGAAAATATCTTTTAGTTTCTTTACGAGTTTCTTTTGGTAATCTCTCTCCAACATCTCTTATGTCCTCCTTTCACGAAAAGAACAAAGAGAGGGATAGTTGTCCACTGATCATGCCCTTCTCCTATGTGGGAATATCTTACTGACCCGAGCGCACATTTTTCCTCCCTCTCTATTATACAAAGTGAATAACACACGATAGGTATAGGGAAAAAAGAGAGAAAGCGAATATGTCGCTCCCTCTCAAACCCAGTATTTTAGCGGCTTAGAAGCTCTTTTCTATACTCTGAGGTATAGGGAGAATATCTTTGTATCTCCGACTTCGTAAGCCATATTAAATTGTTTAAGCTATCGTCTGTTTTTTCATCGATATGGAAGATCTGTTTGTCTAAATCCTCGCATGGTTCAAATGTTGACATCACTAGACTTGACACATAGTATTTTCTGCCGTCAAGTGTTACTCTAGCATGTCCGTTCCCAACAATATCTTTTTGTAACCTATGAAAATCGTCGTTTCGTCTGCTATAGACGTTACCATCCGTAGATACATAGTAATTAGGATGGCCTACGATTTGCCTTAACTCCTGCGTCATACTCCAATCCCCTAGTAAATATTTTTTCGTTAAACGTACGTTTCTGTGTTAGCGCACGTTTGATTGCCAAATCGATTGGCGAAGTACTCCTCAAGTAATAGTAGTAAAGTTTCTTATAAGGCGTGTTCAGCCTATCTATTCGACCTTCTGCCTGTGTAAGAACCTTGTAGGAGTAATTTTGGCTGAAGAATATAATAGTGTCAGTAGTTATGCAGTTCCACCCCTCGTTTCCTGCAGAATACTGAACTAGGTAACACCAACAATCGCCTTTTGGTACAGACTCATGCTTGTGCCCATTCCATTCGGTGAAAGGTATATTGTAGTGTCTTAGCATATCTTCAATCAGTTCGAGCTCGTAATTAAAGTTATAGAAGATTATAGCTGTTGCATGATTAGCCAGAATATCTTCCAACTTCTCAACACGGTTCCAATCTGAGTTACTAACTTTCCTAAGTAGATAACAGAGTTTACCTGTTTCTTCTATAGGACAATTGTCATATGGGTCCCATCTGTCTTTTAAGACAAGCTTATACTTAGCCTTATCGTAGTCGCACAGAATATCTTTCTTATTCTTTTCTATGTCGTGATGGTAATCCATAGTGACTAGTACTTTGTCTGCGTAATACTTTAGTTGCTTAGTGTTTATGTAATGGTCTACTACCGGAAATTTAAGGTAAGGTTTAAAAACCACATGCTCAGCTTTAAATTGACTTCTACTTCTATAGAAGCCATTAGCTAAGAATACTGGTATATAATCTTCCCACTTATCTCCAGGAGTTGCTGAGAGTAATACCCAATGGTTCTTCTTGGTAATCTTTAAGAAAGTTTTAACCCAAGCCCCCGAACCAACAACTCTTTGCTCATCAAATATAAACACAGCATTGATTACGTTTTTGTATTTCTGAATATTATTCCAAGAGTCAACAACTACGTTACAATATCTTTCGATACCGAAGTAAGCGACCTCTTGATCCCATTCGAGAGTGTCTCGCTTCTTTGCTGTAGTTATTATGTAAATATCTTTTGGTGTCTCTGGCTCAGTAAACGTACCAATCCTATTAATACGGAGAGAACCTCCTAGCTCGCAAATATAAATGTAAGCTAAAGAGGTCCTACTTTTACCAGAGCCAACCCCGCCACAAAGTATGCAACCGTTGTGCATTCGCTTTATGGCGTCAAGTTGATATGGGTATAACTCCGTATTCATAAATATCAATCCTCATTGAAAGGTAATGGTTCGTCGCCCTCAAGATCAAGCAGGTCGTAATTGAGGTTTTCATACTTAGCAGAGATAGGGTCCTGCTCAATTGTGAAGTAGCCCTTCTGTAAATATAAAGTGCAGGTGCTCTCGTCTCTGTGGTATGTTCTGATGCTAAGGTCTACATTAGTAAATCTAGCACCGTCAAGAAGACCAAGCTCGTTCTGCGTAAGAAGCTTTGGTCTATTTCTACCACAGCACAAATATAATTCAGGATCAACTCTTCCACCGAATGCGACGTTAACCTTTACAAATCTTGTAGGCTCATCGCCATACTCCTCATTACCTGCAAGCTCCTTGATCTTAAGTCCGGTTGCAACGAGGTCCTGTAATGCTTCTTCTGGAAGATTAAGTGCAAGATTAAAGTTTCTCTTACCCTCATCATTAAATCTTCTCTTCTCGCCTCTGAAGTTTCTGAACTGACCTGGAAGAATATCGTCCTGTCTTGCGTCCATAATTGTAATAATCTCTGATCTACCGTTCTTCTCAATTGTAAGTTTCATAAATATAATTCTCCTTTTCACTTATTATGCTATTTTATCGATTGGTGGGTTCATTGCGGTGAACGGAACCTCTTCAGCTCCGTTCTCGTTAATGAACATTAAGCCTGTAGGGTCACAACCTACAAACTCGTCAAATGGATACAGTTTATTAATATCTTCTACAGCTGCATCACACTGACTCCTGTAATAATCTAGATTAATTCTTTCAGGATGATTACGCACTGACTCAGCTTCTGCCCAATATAAATCCTTTGTGCCAGTTACTGCTGAACGTTTATCACCCTTAACCCTCATAAGAGCACCGCCGTACTCTTCTTTTACACAAACAAATGAGCCAACCCTTCCAACAAAGGTTTCAGCTCCACTAGGATATACAAGATACATTGCTGCATCATCTACCGATTTAGTTTCTGGGAAGTCGTCAAACTCTATCTTTTCATGAGTGAATAGACTCTTGAACAAATAGTTAGGAGCAAACTTAGCGCCTGTAACTGTCCAGAACGGCTCCTCTAATGGTTCACCATCAGCTTCGACTTCGTATGCAACATACTGAGCATCATCTACAATACAAATCTTAGAATATGTAGCCTCATGCTCAAATGTAAATCCGTACTGCTTACCAAAGTCAAATATAAACTGCTTAACCTTCTCATCGTAGTTAGCAACCTTGATTGAGTCAGTCTTGATATGTACTACTGTATATCCCATCTCCTCAAGTTTATGCTTAAGTGTAATCATGAACAAAGCACCATACTTAGCGACAATGTTGTCTACATTTCTTGGGTCTCTGAGCTTATTGTCGAACTTGGCACTTGTGAGTCCATATACAGAATTGATAGCTGTCTTAAGTGCGTTAGCAATTGCTTTACATTTCTTTTTGAGTTCATCCCCCGACAAACCTTGAAGAATATCAACAACAACTGCAGAAGCGCCGCTCTTGATAGCATCCATTCTTCGCAATGCTTCCTTATATGCATCGTCTCCTATCTCCTTTATATGTTTAATAGCTACTCGAGCTTCTACCAGGTTTTCATAACGCTTGGTAATTACTTCTCCAAATATCTTTAATGCTATAGCCGAATGTGGATGCATTGAAGCTACATCAAACAGACCAACATTAAAGTAGACACCAGGTTTAGGACAGTTTGCATATCCGCCTTCTGATGGGTCTTCGCCTAAATATATGGACTTTCTTGATTTAGAGATTTTAGTACCAGGTGCGGTAGAATATCTTTCCTTAGGAATACCTTCTGGATGGAACTCGTAGCCAGGGAAGATAGTAGACAAGTCAGTATAGATGTACTGAGACTGTGGATCTGAAATATCGTGTGTGAGCAACCGTGTTGTGAGTGAGTTTGTTGTATCATTTGGTGTACCGCCCACAAGCCTAGCTAATATAAGTCTTGCATCGTAGTCATCTTCAAGAGCATAGAATACCTGCTCAGTTGACACGACATCGTTAGAACAGTAATCACACCAATCAATAAGTCTGTCGTCAGGAATTGGTTCGTACCAAGGTCTATCCCATTCCAAATGGTCGATATGTAAATCAATCTCCCACTTCTTAAGGCCTTTCTTATTTCCCGCTGATGCAAAGTCAAGAATATCAGTATAGGATAAATTATACGCCTGAGCGAATTTAGCATTCCTATCTTTCTCACCAATTATGCGAGAGTTGAGAGAATATAATTCTTCAGGTGTATAACCCTGAGCTGCTGCATAAACCATATGGTTATCATAGCTTCTGTTGTTGAAACCTATAAGATTATACTTAAATAACTTCTCAACCTCCTCAGGTTTAGGGTCAAGCAACTTCTGAACTTTCTTACCTTTTCCTAAAAACTTCCAACAAATAAGGAAGTGGGCAGGTGTTTTAGTCGTAACTCCCTTTGGCAACAGTTTGACATTGTAAGGTATATTGTTTTTCTCACAATACTCCACATACTGTTTGTAGCTTGGCGATACTTCCACGTCATAAATTGCTATAGGCGCGTTCTCATCGACAATACCGTTACCATTTTCTTCTTTTTCAAGAATATCTTTTGAACAGAACATCATGTTTGACACAAGGGCAACACAATAATCAGCCTGGTGAGAGCTATTCATGGCGAATGCAAGAATATCATTCTGCATATCTCGTACATCGTAAGTCGCTCCTGACTCATATGCGTCTGTTAGAAGCTTATCGATATAATCGACACTTGGTTTCGTGGCAGAATGGTACTCTTTCCTAAGGTTTTTAACTATCATAGCCCTAAGGATTTTTTCATTCTTAAACCCATCCCAATCTACCATTTTCTTTCCTCCTTTCGCTTCTTTTAAAGGTAACCCAGAACCTAACTCTGCAATTGGAATATCATTACAGCAAGTAAGGCATCTTCTTAAGGCTGAATTACCAGTAAATACTTTCACCTCTACATTATCGTCATAAATTCTTGATAACTCTTTAGGGTCTCCTCCTGTATAAATATAATGTAGATGTATACCGCAACCAGACTTGCTAAGCTCCGCGTATGTTGGTGGGAACTTAGAGGCTGCCTCCATGTTTAATTCTAATGACTTCTCCCCCGACTCATCTTTAATGTCAAAGTCAATACAGATGATGTTTTCAGGCATCTTTACATAATGGAGTCTATGTGTGTCCAAGTCTCCTAATGTACTTGTAACCTTATCCCATTTCTTTATAGGTAACCCTTCTTCGTTAGCATACTGGGCAGGTTGGTCAAAGAAAACATCATCAAAAATGGAATTGGTGCTGTTGAACTGAAGCCAGTTAGGAATATCAATAGTAACCTCTACTGGTTTCTGCTTACCGATCTTTTCCCATCTGAAACCGCTAAACTTCTGATCCTCGTACTTGTCAAAATATAACTTTAATGTATCCCTAAACTTATACCTAACAAGTTCGTTTTTGAATTTACACATCTGAGCATAGTTAGAATATAAATCGTAAGCTTTTGCTAAACTAATACCATCTTTTAACTCCAGCACATTCTCAACTACGAAGTTATGGAATGGTGATGTTCTGGCTAACATGTCTTCTGCAATATAATGGTCGTAGTAGTGTCTACCAAGTTTCTTATAAGTCTGAAGGCAACGCCATGCAATACCGGATTTCTCAAATGGGATATGCTCCATACACTCATCATATACATCAGCTGCTAGTAGATTACCAGTAGGACGAATATCAATGAGTCTTCTCTTCATTCCAGAGTTTGGGCTTAACTGAATAGGGTCGTTTGAACCTACAAACATCATGCAGTTTGCTCTTGTCATGAACGGAGCTTTAAACTTTGCATTTACTCTAATCTGCTCATGTGAAATTATCTTATTGAGAGTAGATCTCACAGTAATCATTCCCATTTCAGCATCGTCATCATACACAAGGACAGAGTCATTCTCTAAGAAATCAGTACCAAACTCATTACCACCACATAAGTTATTAGCTTCAAACTTTACGGCATACCCCATTTCAATACCGCCAAAGATTTGATCTGCAAATATCTTACTGATGATTGTGGACTTACCTGTTCCAGGTTCTCCATAGAATGCGAACATTTTCTGGATTTTAGTACTGTCGCCAGTAATCATTGAGCCGACTGCCCATTCCCATTTCTCTCGTTCATCTGGTAAGTAGAGAATATCAGTTAGAGCATCGTAATAAGGTGTAGGCTGTTCTATTAAAGGATAGTCAAGACATTTAGATGCGTAATCAGTTCTCTTGATCTCGGTGTTTGAGAATATCATTCTCTGGTCAAGAGCATGCCAGTTGTCTCCCATAGTCTTGCAGAACCTATCGAACTGCTCTACAAGATGGTTAGCAGAGTCTGACATGGTAACAATACAAGGCCCGTGGATTTCATCGTTCATGGCTTCTTCGCCACTGTCTTTGAGGGTGTATGCCCTAACCTGTTGGTCTATGAGTTCTATAGCTCTAGGCTTAGACTTTGTCCAGAACCCAGTCTCTTCATCGTAGATGGCATAGAACATACCCCCTCTAGTCATTAGATCCTTAATGGAGGATTTTGTTATGAACGTAGGCTTATAGTAATAACGGCCTCTCTGATAGTTTTTAATTACTTTTAGAAAGTCGAACACTTTCCAATCCTCCCTTCAAATATAAGTCTTAATTGTTAGGCGCATTCACTACGCTAATGGTTGGTGCTGCAGTTGATGTGGCCTTTACTCCACCATACTTGTCACTGAGGTCGTCAATTCTGGAGATGACTCTATCAACCTTACTGTCAAGTCGGTCTTCATACTTTGCTGACCAGGTGTCAAATATCTTACGCATGTCATCGTGGATGTCGTCCATTACTTTGTTCTGGATACTCTCACGAATATCAGCCTCGAATTCAGTAACAGTCTTCTTAAGCTCAGCCTCTGAAAGCTTGAGTTCCACTTCCTTCTTCTTAAGCTCGATCTTCTCCATCTCAATACGCTCTACCTGCTCTGGTGTAAGCTTCTCGAAATATAACTTCTGGTTAGCTTTCTCATTCTCTACCTTCTGAGCCTCAAGCTTATAGGATTTGTTCTTGAAATATCCATAGATACCTACAAAACCAACACATGCTCCAATGTAAGAACCAAGAATTGCAATCTGTCCCTTATTCATAAATATAATTCTCCTTTTCACGTATTATTGATACAACCATTCATCTGTATGCGGATAGTTTTCTGAAACCCAAGCGTTCATTTGTGACCACACATCAAGTCTCCTACAATCGCCTAAATATCTTTTTAATGGGAAGAGTGACCCATTACCACTTGAGTCGTATGTTCTATCCAACCAAACGTTTAAAATATAATTAATTTGTCCCTCGTCAAAATTACTGTCATCGAACTGATCTAGATGTAAATTCCGGATCATAACCCAAAAGCCGTCCTTAATTTCATAAGGAAGAACTTCAGTCATTCTGTCTGCCAAAGCTATCATCATCTCTAGAACAGAACAAGGACCTTCACCTACATCTAGAACATCAATACCATTATCAAAAGCAAATCTACTTCTAAGATTAAGACCGCCTGCAGAACGATTTTCATCTAAAGTAAATTGCCAACGATAAGGCTGTTCGTATAAATATCTTAATAAGCGGTAATGATTACCATCACTGACGAGAGATTCGAGCCATAAATAGTAATCTGAGGTATATACCATTAGAACCAATCCTCTACCGCACAGGTTTCTTTACAAACTCTGTACTCTTTCTCCTTAGGATGATTTCTAACGTAAATATAAGCGTCTGAAGACTGCATCCATCCTACCTGTCTAACCTTAGGCCCGACAAACTCGGTTTCATTTAGGATATGGCCGTCTCCATCCGTTATCACATCACTATTCGTGAAGTAATATAAATCCTCACGCTCGTAATCTGTTTCTGGGAAGTCTGTATCCCATTCGTCAGAAGTCATGAGCTCGATCTTTCCTTTATGAGCCTTCCTATACTCTTCGGCGTGAGCAATAGTCTCATTATTCTCACGCTCAAGTCTTTCTTCGAATGTTTCCTCATACTCAGACATGTCTATGTCGTCCTCAGACCCATCGTCGTCATCGTCATACGAATCATCTTCGGAAGGACCTGTTGTCTCCATCTTATACTGGAGATCTTTGCACATCTTTGTATAGTTGATACCAACCTCACCAGGTTTTGTTGCTATTTTTGCAGGAGTGAAATTCGGAATTTCCTTCTGGGGATTTTCCGGCTTTGGCTCCTCAGCTTCTTTACTAACTTCTTTCTCAATATAAATCGGTTCCATGTACTCAACGTTAGCTCTCTGTTTCTTTGTAATATAACAGCCTACAGCAAAGCCTACGCCTGAGCCTGCGATGAAACCTAATGTTGCTATTACTAGTTTATTCATGCTATACCCCTTTCTTATACTGTCGCTGGAGCAGGAGTTACGTTAACGGCTTCATATATCATACGCATGTTGTTATCTATAGCATCCCACATCTCATTTACATACTTGCCAAGGTTGTTGACATGACCACAAGTACTATTCTCTAGACGCTGTAAACCGTTTTCGAGTGCGCCAAGTCTCTTAAGCAACGACTTACCCATGCTATACTTCTTAACTTCGTTAACTAAGCTGAAGCATGCTGCAACAACACTAATTACTGTACCAACTGCCTGAACCTGCTGCTCGTGTACTACAACCCAACCCATAATTCTTACAGCCTTCTTCATAGCTGCTTCCTTAATTCTGTCAACAGGTGTGATAACCCTAGTCTCGATAATTGGCTCGCCGTTAGAGTCAACGCCCTTCTCTGTTGTAATTGTTTCCTTCTTCTGCTCATAGAGCTTCTTTGCGAAATATGCAGTTGTTGCTACTCCAATCACTGTAACTGCTCCGCCAATAATAAAACCTAATTTATTCATAGTATTTTCTCCTTTTCACGATAAATATAATTATTAAACTAATGGTAACTTGATCTGTTCTGTGATGTTATCTTCAACATTAAGCTGTATCAGAATTGATGGCTCGATACCATCTCTGAATGCCTGAGCTGCTGGGTTCTTTGCCTCAAGACCGAATGAAATATAATTCTGCATACCATTCTTGTCCTTAGCAAATATACCTGAAGTCCATCCTGACTTAACTAATTCTGCTCCGATATCTCTACGAATATCATTCTCCCAAAGGAAGCCTTCTTCCTGAAGTCTCCTGTTAAGCCATCTCAAATGGTCTTCAAGAAAATGTCTATTTTGGGTCGCATCTTTTTCCCAGTTAGGGTTTGCTTCGTCGAAGAAGAAACAGTGAGGTGGGAAGCCATTAGATGCGCTCGGATCTTCTATTGGTTCTGTTGTCTGAACGATTGTACCGTCTGGCATAACATCTACTGTAGTAAGCTGTGGTCCCAGAAGGTATTCCTGCCACTTCTCTTCACCCTGATCAGCAATTACTCTCTCCTTAACGGCGCTAAGTGTTGCTGATGTTGATGCCAACATAGTTGAAATAGTGGTTATCTGGTTGTTCTGTGTGTGGTCACTCCATGCAATAAGACCAAGACCAATAGCCTCGATACCAAGACCTAAAGCATATGTCTTTGTATACTCCTTTGCAGCGAAACCAAGAACACCAATACGAGCTTTACTTCTCTCGCTGGATGATGACCAATCGTCAGCTTCATCTCTATTATGAATATAATTATTCTTAACGGCGATTTCTTCTGCTACCTCTGCCGCCTGAGTAGCTTTAGATATAACTACTCCTGTACCAACTACTACAGCAAGCATACCTGCCCCTGTAGCTATTGTTGCTCTATTTCTGTAACATACTGCGAGGAATGCCTTTCCCCCAGCTTTAATACTATTTAAAAACATAATTTCTTTTTCCTCCGTTCATTATTAAAATAATTTGATAGGCTGTGGCAGATCAATAAACCACTTAGGTTCGTCTGGGCGCCTATTATCATCGTAGTGATAACCAATAGTATTACTATCAGTCCAGCCATAAGTGAAATCTACACTTGTGGTTCTTTCTTTTATCATCTCGTAGAGAGTAGCAACCTTAGCATGGCCATAGTTGTCAATATCTTCCTTCAAAGCTCCAGTTAATGACTTTGCCTGATCCTCAGTCCAAACCCAAACGTACTTGACCTGGTTTCCTGGACGCTGACCGATAGGGTCCTTACCACTATTTGGTCGTGTGCTTGAATTTGAAGAGTACTGACCAATAGGTGTTGAGTAGCTTGTGTAGTTTGTGTTCTGGTAATATCCTATACCCTGAGATGGCTTTGTATTCGGTATACCACCATTAGGATATAATCCCTTATCCACAAGACTCTTAGCAGTCTCTGCGAGCATGTTAATCATTCCAAGAAACATATCTCTTACTACGTTGGTTGTCTTTGGAATAACAATTTCTTCCATAGCACTCTTAGCAAGATCCTTTACAATACTTCTATCCTGCACAGACGCATTAACGTGAATGTTATGGTTTGGGATTTCTCTAATATTCTGTTTTTTATTTTCTGGCATATTAGCTCCTTTCTTCTTAAAAGAAGAGAGACACTCAGAATTTCTTCCGAATGCCTCTCGTTAGTAACAAATATAATTACTCAGTTACTGCTTCTACCACAGTCTCGATCATTTCTGGAGCATTCTCTGCTACAGTTTCAGCGGTGTTCTCAACTGCCTGTGTAAGCACTGGTGTACTTACCTCCTGAGCTACGGTCTTGATTACCTTACGGCCTTTCTTGAATTTGAATATAACTACGCCTCCAGTTACTACCAAAGCGGCTGCACCTGTTCCTACAAGTATCTTCTTCCACCATGGTAATGCCTTGAAAGCTTCCCAAACTCCAGCCTTCTTGAACTCTTCGATCTGCTCTTCTGTTACAGGTCGTGTTGTCTCATCCATCTTTACTTCTGTGTTCTCCATCATTGTTGTGTTCTCCTCTGCGATCTTAATTGCCATTTCTTTTTTCTCCTTTACGAATTATTATTTGTTATTGGGTTCTCCCCATATTACTAACTGAAATCTACGCGAATATAATTTGACATTTAGCGTAGGCGGTTAGATTGGTATGCATACTCTCGCATAATATAATCAACCCAATCAAGCTCCTGCCTATACCCGCCTACTTGTCGTTCCTTTCAACAGCCCATATCGATGTAAGCTGGCTCAGGATATAAATACATTTCAAACGCTGGTATACATGTTCCGTTCGGGAATACATAGTGAGTGTCTACGAAGTGTGCAGATATCTCCTGACTATTGAAATCATAATCTGCAATGTGGCCAAACTTCTCACCCAAGTCTGTAGGTGTTAGATCAGAATTACCAATCAACTCATACAAATCGTTAATACTCTGCTGATCGTATCCACCACTTGGTGTAAGCCTTCTACTATACTCTCTAGCGGCATTCTCAATTCTGTCTGTCGTACACCAGAAAGGTCTTCCTGAATACTTATCGATGATTAGTACTTCACCAGGTGCGCCTTCAGAAGCAATAGCTGTAAATCTTCTACCATCAACCTCCTGTGGAGCATAAATATTTTGCTGAAGTTTCTCGTACTCCTCTGCTCCAAGCGCGGTTTCTGCCTGCTTCTGGAAACTCTGATACTGAGCAATAGCTGCCTGAGCGATTGACAGTGCACCTGCTGCCTCTGCGAGTTTCTTATCATACTGTTTCTTAGAGAATAACGAGCAAGCGATTGTTGCTGACTGGAATATAATTATTGGTGCTACCAGTCCTGTAAGATCCATAAGCATAGTTCTGTAGATGCTCTTCTTCTCTTCCTCTGAATTACAAATAGATAATGCGCACTTGCCGTTATACAGCACCTCATTAATCCTTGCTGCGTTCTTGTAAGTAACTGCTGTAGTCGCAAGACTGAAACCGATTGTTCCTGTGGTGAGTATCAACGACTCATGGTTAATATAAAAGGAACCTACAGTGCCTGCTACCTTACTGATGAATGCGTTGCCCATTACCTTTGCTAATACTTTACTTCTCATTTTTAGTGGCCTCCTCAAAATATTTAGGTTTGTGTGAATCTTCATTTGCCGGTTCTTCTAAACAATCCCAGCATGGGTTAGCGGTTTCTGGTCTATTACCATACCGACACTTACTGCAATGCTTGTCAAAATATACTTCTTTTTTGTCTCCTATCATCCTTCCTCCTTAAACAGAAACGAGACGACTAGAATATAATTCCAATCATCTCGCTCTTAAGAATATTAAACCTTCATACTTATTGCCATCTTTAGCAATTCTTTTGCTGCACCTCTTACGTTTCCGTTGCAGAGTTTCATGTCAAGGTCATTAATATAAGAAATCTTTGCTAACTTAACTGCTGCCCCCATTCCGATTAATGGAAGTGCGATCTTTCCTCCCACTTCAAGCGTCTTAAACATGTTAGATATAAACTCTTCCTTCTTGTGTGCTTCAGTTTCATAAACAAACTTCTCACGGTCAAGACGAAGCTGCTCCTGTGCGAGGTTGAGTTTGTCCTGCTCAATCTCCTCAGTACGCTCAAGCTTCAATCTCTCGATGTTAAGTTTCTCTAACTCAATATCCACATCATCAAGATGCTCAAGCTTATCTTCTAACTCGTCGCTTTTCTCCTGCCACTTGTTGTACGATTCTACCAACTCCTTATAACCTTTCTGGTCAGGACTGTAGTTAAGTATCTGTTCCTCAATTGCCTCGATTCTACTCTGTACAAAACTTAAGTGATTGCTAATGCGTTCCTCTCTTGTCATATAAATATATCTCCTTTCGGTTTTTATTTTCCATATTACTGTAGGATTTTTACACGATTTAGTGTCGTCTCCGTCCTGCAAAATATCTTATGGCTGAAGCTGTAAGGAGTATTGGCCAGAGAAGAACAACATACACGAACACAAAACGATATGTTACCGCTGGACGGTCAGTGTTGGCAGAGAGTACTTCCATATATCCCTCCGGTCCTCCAAGTTCTGCTATAGATGCATAGAACAACTTGGTTCCTAATAGTAAATATAATGCTGCTAAACAAATAACTATCATGATACGTTCTCCTTATAAATATAATTAGTAGCTGTGACGTTCTTCGTATTCCATATACAAAGGTGCGTACTCTGAAGATACACTAACTCTCCAAGACTTTTTGTAACCGCACTCGTCGAAATACTTCTTGAGTTTTAAGACCATTGGTAATATCTCGCCACGAGTTTCGACTTCGACGTTTACTTCGTTATCGTACTCAAAAGCTGCAATATCCTTAGTCTTTAGGAATTCTATTGCTCTTTCGAATTCGTCCATTTGCACCTCCTTCGTTTTCAAATAACTTAACGTACATCTCTATTGCCGCTATCATAAGAACCTGACCAATAAACATAACAGAAAGCAGTATTCCCAAAATGATAGCTATAAATGCTGTAACGCTGAATGTTAATATCATGTTTCTCCCCCTCTATCTAATAAGTATTCAAACATGTTGATTTGATGAAATTGTTCTTTCTGACTGGACTCAGATTGAATCTTCTTTTCTTCTTCCTTATAGTTGACGTTCTTAAACTTGTTATAGATTGCGACTACAGTCCTGTCTGGCATACACATGCATTTCTGTCTCCAGGTCTTAGAGTTCTTATAGCGCGGGTGTTCAGAAATATAAACTCTCATTTGCATCACATTCATAGTCATGTCTCCTTAACGTTATAGAAATCATGACCGCCATATGAAAACGCGTAGTCTGCCCAACTATTAAATATAAGTCCGTCACAGGATTCAAAGAAGCACGCTCCATTAGATTGGTAATCTCCAAATATGACTTGATCTAATGCTGCGTATGCCTCTGGTGTAATGTTAGCCTTTGCTAACTTGTCGGCAGTAGTAAACTGGACAGGGTTTTTCTGAAATATAACTTCCTCGACAGTATTCGGGAATTGATCAGACTCAACCCTATTCATGACAACCTGCATTACATGAGCAATACCAACTACATCTTTTTTACCACCTTCTAAAACCCCTATTCGTAACAATAAGTCAACTTCTCTGTCCGTTAGTAAATATAATGGTGCTATAGGTTCGTCATAAGTTTCTATTTCATGCCATCCAACGTCCTCTATAGGTTCTGGTACAGGAGTCTCCTCCAAAAACTCTTCAAACCCTGCGGTTGGCATAAAATATAATTCTTCGACCTCTCCTACTTCCTCTGTTGCTTTACCGTTTAAAGAAATCAAAAATAAAAGCAGCCCAACCAAAAGGACTGCTACAGCTCTACGTATTTTATTGTTCATCATCCCCAAGCATCTCCCCAATTTTCTCGCCGTAGCGGTTTTTCTTCGGTCCTCTCTTAAAGAATGCGCACTGGTAAACATCCTTATACACCTCGCAAAGCGCCTCACAGTTATTAGCTCTCCATGGGTTGTAAAATGCGCAGTTATTTCTCTTACATCTCTTACACTTTGTTGCCATATCGTTTTTCCTTCTCCCTTATTACTTTGTAATATCTTCGATGAACAACTCGAAGTCATCCTTATCGATTGAAAACTTGAGGCTAACCTCCATATCACCATTTGGTCGATGACCATTAGGTGCCTCCTTAACATTCAGCTCTGAAATCCTGATACTAGGACTCGATCCAAGCTTGTTCTCGATCGCTTTGTTAATTAATCTGCTTACTGCTCCACCCATAAAACCATCAAATTTCATATAATCCATTACCTCTTACCTCCGAATCTTCTTTCTAGAATATAATTGTTCTGACTTAATATAGTAATCTCGTACCCGTAGTCTTCACAGAACTTTGCGATTTCTTCTACAGGTGCGTTGAGTAGCCAAAACTTAGTTAACGTGCTCAATCTTTCTTCCCCCTCTTTCTATTACATTCCGCCTTACATCTAGGGGCGTCCAATGGTCTGCAACAGCCTATAGGTCTTCCGCCGTATTTAGCTGAGTACTTACCAATGACGCCCCATTTACAATTCTCACATAATGTCATTTTGGTTCTCCTTATTCATTTTCTACCTCTTCTTGAAATCACATATCCAACTTGTATTAGTATGGAATTTACAATCTTTTACTGTACCCATTTTAATTTCTATATTTTCATCTTTGTAGATAAATTGCTTGTCTATATAGTATTGACAACGAGGACAGTAATCGCGTTCAATTACTTCCTGTGTTAGTTGTGTCATTACCATCTTCTAATACCTCACTTGGTTGCCATTTATCATTCCATGTACAGCATCCACCACATTCATCATTCATCATTGTAATGTCGTAACCTCGTCTGTAATACTCTCCCCCATTTGCAAGTTTCGCAACTATGCTCTTTAATCGTCATTCCCATCTTCTTCCTCCTTGTAATCATGCCTGCTTTTTCTCAAAAAATATATCTCGATCTACTTCAGCGAGCTTCTGTGATATATTTCCGTAGCAACTCATGCATAAATCTCGTTCTCTACTCTGACCAAGGTTGATATGCTGGCTTGCTGTGAGCGTAATATCTTTTCCACACCCATCACAGTAAACCGTCATTGTTTTTCCCATTACTTTTCTCCCTCCATTCAAAATATTCTTTACAGCCACAACACGACGGTTTATGTGATACACCACAAGTAGCACATGGGCTTTTAACATTATCAATATCTTTTAAGATACGTCTGCAGTAAGGACAGAACTTAATATCGCGTACCAAACCTAATTCATATGGATCTCCGGGGTTCGTAACAATATCAAATTCGCCACCCTCATCTACGGTTATAAAGTCATCTGGAGTAATGAAAGATCCACCCTGAGCTATGTTTATGTATTTTCCCCTACCAAATACTATGTCTGTTGCATCCCTTTCAGGATAAATATCATCACAAAATGTACACATTATTTATCCTCCTTATGAACAGCCCGCCAATCTATTGCATTACACGTTTCTAGTTCAATAAAACCTGGTGGTGGGTTTATCTTTGAATTAATACATTTGATGCTGCCTATTTTTGTAATAAGGTCTCTTCCAGAATCACCAACTTTTACCATTACGTCATAATTAGGAGGAATGAAAGATAGTTGATCAATTAGTTGTTGTACTGTCATCTTAATTCTCCTTTTTATTAACTGGCTTAGCCGTAACTCGTGCTATATTGATACCTGCAAACAACTTTGAAATGGCATCTTGTTCTGTGTTTTTCAAGTTCCACATCTCATCAGCAACTTTAAGTGTTTTGTTTGTTTCTGTATGACCAAGCGCACGCTTCATAAAGCAAATAGCAACTCCCTTCTCAGGATCAAATGCATCACCTTCTGAAACTCTAGCCATGGTCTTAGTTCCGTCTTTCCAGATAACAATAGTGCATGGACCTGAGAATATAATTTTGTCGTACTCAAATTGTTCAGCTTTAGCTTTGTACCTAATCGTGTAACACAAAGCATCAGCGGAATCGCGACTACCCTGTAATCTTTCATAAACCTCGAAATACGATCTTACTGGGATCATGTCTCCATGGAATCTTGAGTTCATTGGTGACGGTAAATATAAGTTTTCTACGGATACGTTATCAATTGGTGGTTCGTAATAATCGGTTCGTGAAATTTTTACTTTAAGTGCATCTGCTATGGCATCGACCTTTAATTCCATAATACGAGCTGGGGCATATACGTTTCGTACTCTACCGTATGTACCAACTGGATCTCTAAAATATACAGTTCCAGTATTACCTATCTTTTTTATAAGTGTTGCGTATAATTCGCGATTATTCATGTTTGTTTTCTCCTTTATTCTTATTCAAAGTATCAATTTTCTGTTTCATGCCTTCATCGCCATTAAGCAGAAACTCAAATTCTGCAGGATGCTCCATCTTAAAACAAGTAATAGCTCTTTCAAGAAGTTTCTTAGGGATTTTGGTTATACCTTCATGAGCAAGAACTCCATCAGTATAAGTTCTAATAGTCTCAAATATGAACTTGTCTTGATCCTCTTGGATTAAACGTATCTGCTCATTATTTTTCATCTGAATTTCTTCCATCTCATTCTCCTTTCAAAACATCAATTGCATCTTTCAAACATTCATCTATTGCCATAATTTTTCTGCTTTTGTTTGTGATGACCTCATCAATGAGCCTATCTTTATCAGAGAAAGTACCCGAGAAGTAATCTAAAAACTCGACAAAATGCCCCATCATAAGCATTATTGGGTCTAGTTCTCTTCTTTCAGCTTCTGGAGTATGCTCATAAACCTCCATAAGATTAGATAGTAATTCTTCTCTACCATCCATTTATTTACTCTCCTTAATCTCCACTAAAGGGCAATCTGCATCACGCACATCACTTTCTATATCCACGTTTTGTGCAGTAATAACACAATAAAAAGTTGCTAATCTACTGCAGGAACTCATTGCACACTCTACGCAGTTCTTTGGCATCTCAAAGTCTTTAATCGTTACCGCCATCTAACGCCTCACTTTCTCCATGCGCCCGCATCCCATACAATAAATTATGTAGGTATTAGTCCTAAACTCGTACTCAGTCCTTATGTTTTGACTATTACAATGTGGGCAGGTTCTTATGTTACTGAATGTAAGTTTCTCTTTAGCCATTTCTTAGTCTCCTGACTTAGTCATTTTATAGAGTGTCCAGTTCTTAATATCAGCCTTCAAACAATGCGGTATTCCGAAAGTGCCCTCGGTTGTCTTATAGTAATACTCACACTTTCTCCATGCACACAATAAAGGGCTAAATGTATGGTTACAAAGCATCTCACGATTAAGGACCAGACGCTCATAAGCTCTCGCCTTTGCTGCTTCATCGCTCATCGCTTTGATTTACCTCCATACGGGTTGAATACGTTATCAAATAGATCGTCAAAATATGTCTTGTCTTTCTTCTTGATTTCGCGCTCAATGATTTCCTTAACTTCGTCAAAACTCTTATAACCAGTAAGCCCATCGTAACGAATATAAGTAGCACGCCCGTGCTCAGTTGTTACAGCATTATCGAAAGAACTAACTCTGATTATTGGAGTACCGTCATAGTGGCTAATATAAACCGCCAATTCTCCGCCAAGAGTTTCGCTTTTCCATTTAAGTTTGTTCTTGTGATCCTCTAACCAGTGAATAAATCTGTCCTGTGTTGTTGGACGAGCAGGCCCTTTATACTCAGCCTCTGCCCAATCTTTGGTGCACTGAACGTCACCCATTACGTCTCCAAATACTTCTCTGAATTTCTCTAAATTTGTCATAGTGTGGTCTCCTTTTCATAAAAATAAGAGACACTCAGAAATGTTCCTGAATGTCTCCGTGAATACTTACTTTTCAAGTTCCTTAATGAGTTTCTTTGTTGCTCTTCTCTGCTGAATAATATCAATAACTTTACCTGACACGACACCTAATATACATCCTGCCAAGACGCCACCAGCTCCAATAGCGATACCATTAATCTGTCCGTTAAAGTACATATCACCTCCGAACTTAACCATTAAAGCTCTGTCAGCATCTGACATTCCCTTGTACATTCCTCCGATTGCACTGATCTCTTCCTTACTCAACATTGTAAACATTTTCATTTTTTGTTCTCCTTTTCGCTTTTGAAATATGTAGTATTCTCCATATTACCGTCTGAATTATCTGCGTTTATTGTCGAAGAGTGTGGCTATCGCTCCGACTAGCAGTCCTAGATAAAACAACGGCCAAAATATAACTGCAAGTCTGGTTGGGCACTGGCATCTAAACTCGTCCTCGACAATCATTTCGTACACTATACCTGTACAAAAACCCATAAAGAAATAAATAATCAAACCGAGTATTACATCAAATATCATCATTTGTTCTCCCTCAATTCTTTAATACAAAACGATATAGTTAATGAACCGTCTCTGTGAACTACGAATTGATACATCTTTAGAAAATTAATCGGAACTCCATACTTTTGAAAAGATTTACTACTTTCAAGTTTCGATAGAGCCTTCTTAAATATTTCTTCTTTATTAGCTTTAACTTTTTCTTTAGATGCATCTGACGATCTTATAACCATATCAATATCAATGAAATCAAAAGTGTTTCTATTTTTATTGTCTACGTCACGTCTGAACCTAGGTCTATCTACAGATAAAACAAAATCCATGTATGGTCCTTGGATGCGCCTGACTCTGCAGAATCTATGCTTATCCACAGTTTCAGTAATGTAGTTACAAAGGTCTATAAAATATAACTTCTTCGTATGGTTAAGCTGAACGTATCTAATCAATGTGTGAAATAATTCTTCCATTGTTTTAGGAGCGTAATATTCTCGTGAATTCTCAATCTCAAATTTCTGATGAGTTGAGCCAATAACTACACCCAGTTCTTTAGCCTTTTTATTAAATAATCGAACAAGGCAGCTAACCATTTCGTCATTCGGCTGTATAATTCTACGAGTAATAATTTTATCAACCTCATCACACTCATACGTTTTGAATTTAAAATAATATGAGTCGCCTAGTTTAACCTCTCCAGTATTTTTATTAACGTATAACATAATTGGGCCATATGCTCGATCTTTTCTGGCGATTTCGTACCAGATCTCATACCGTGTTTTATAGAATTCATCTAAGCTATAATATGTGGTACTATTCCCGTGTTCGCTATCATCTAAACTATAATATTTGGTGCCCATTTCTCTTACCCTTTCACTTAAAAGAGGCACCCAGAATTTCTTCCGAATGCCTCCAATCGTTTATTAGATTTTACCTACAAGTTCTGCTTTAAGGTCCTCATACTCTTTCTCTAAGAGCGCTAACTCATTCTTACAGTCCTCAATTCTAGCCTTGACTTCACGAATATAATGAATATCTCTAAGAAGCTTAGCGTCCTCGTCGCCGAATATAGCTTCTCTAGCTTTCTTCTGCAGATCTTTCGGATTCGTTGTAGCGATATCATCCAGCATTTTCTGAGCCTCTGAGTCTTCAAATTCTTTTGGCTGGAACTTAATAATAGCTGGGATACCCTGTCTGTCTTTCACGTAGTGGGTCATAGCACCGCCAAAGCGATTGTTAGAACCATACTTATCGTATAGTGACTTAATATAATTAACTTCCCACTCAGGAATCAGATAGTAGTAAGTATTACCACCCCTGCCTCTAGGCTGTTTCTCAACTCTGCGGTAATTAATCTTATTATGCCTGCACCAGCTATTGACTGTAGTCTTGTCGACCTTTAAGTAGTCTGCAACTTCCTGTGCAGTATACTCCTTTACAGAGTCTGTAGATTTAGCTATTTTTGTTGCGGGCTTCTCCATATTTTTCCAATCCTTTCTATATCTGAGCATTCCATCCTTTGCCCCAAACTTAAGAATGATTGTGCGAAGATAGTGTACTTCATCATCAGTGATTTCGTACCTATCCTTCTGGGTTCCTTCCCCAACTCTGTTGCAGTTGATTACTCCATTGCGGCACCAGCCTACAACTACTCCTTCTGATACCCCCAGTACCTTTGCTGCTTCTTTTGGTGTGTTTGTGTTAAATCTTGCGTTCATTTGGTGAGTCTCCTTTCATGGTGAAATATAAAAGAAATAGAGCCTGAGAAATTCTCAAGCCCTTTCTTAATTAATCAAAAACCTCAATAACTTTAACTTTGTTACGGTTCTTAATAGCGTTCTCTGCCTTATCCCAAGCTGCGTCAAAAGCTATGTTTAACCCTACAGCGACTACGACTTTCACTGTACCTACTGCTACGGCCTTACCAACCTTTGTTGCTACTTTTACTGCTGTTCTGCTATTCATATTAAAATCCTCCTAAAAGTTTTATTGTTGTCTTCTTTCCATATTAGGATTGGATTTTTACGCGAAATAAAAACTAAGACCTACAGAAATATCTGTAAGCCTCGTTTTGAAAGTCAAGCATCAATCGCTACTGCTCTAGCGATGTCATACTTATAAAGTTTCTTAATAAGTTCATCAACCTGTTTCTCTCTAGCCTTGAATCCTATGTACAAGCCTTTAGGTCCACTCTTAACATAATTTACCGTTAAGTTCATAGACTCAACTAAAGCTCTTATTGCTACATAGTGATTAGCTGCTACTTTGATTTCATATTTTTTCTTAAACATATTTTTGTCTCCTTTATATGTGAATTGTTGTTTTCCTTCCATATTAGGAGCTGAAAATGCCGCGAAAAAAATATAACGGAACGAAATCAATCATCGACCTTCGTTGGGATTGAAGGGGGACTTTCACCCATTACTTCTATGATTTCTAAGGCCACTGACGAGTGACGAACTGTCAGTGGAGCGCCAGGAATTTCACCCAGAACATTCGCATCTCACTTCTTCCTCTCCATATTAGTGTGTGATTTTTACGCGAAAATGAGAGGCTATGAAAATCTTGTTAAATATTCATTTCAAAATCGTATTTGTGCTCTTCTAAGTATTCAATGACTTTTTCTACATCCTCTCTACATACCTTTCGATTATAAGTTGTTATATAAAGACGCATATCCAAATCATCGTCATCATAAGAAATTTTCACTCTATCTGTTTTGTACCATTCACTCATAAAATCTCCTTTCTGCCTCTCCATATTAGGAGCTGATTTAAACGCGAAAATGAAAGACCTAGGATTTTACTCCCAAGTCTCGTCATAGAAATTACCATCATCGTTTTCGCATAAATACCTCCAAATTTTTGCTAACTTAGATACCATCTCTACTAGTGTTAATACCGCTGATACGAGCCCCAAGTATCCAAGTACTAAATATACGTTTTCCATGCTGTCATTCTCCTCCAACTAATAATGTGTATTTTCCCGTACTACGATTCGAAATAATCGCGATTTACAGACCTATAGGGTTAGTGGTATCATTGGGTTGGGAGGTGGTAAATATGGCACAGAATAATCCAACACTGGTGAAGGAATTAATTGAAGGTATTTGGACTATGGACCAAGGAGAGTTCGAACGTAAATATAATTCTCTTAGTCCTAGCGATATGACTAAAGTTAGTCGAGCTATGGATAAGGCTTTTAAGGAGAATGAAAGAAACTTTGTATACGGAAGGTAAGAAAAAAAGAGATCGCTAGAATTTTCTAACGGTCTCTTTGATGTAACTTATTTACGTTTGTTTCTAACTATTTCTACCGATTCCTCAGAGATACCGAGTTCCTTAGCAACATCTGAGTTCGATTTACCAGAATCAATAAGTTTATTAACCCTCTTTCCGATCTCAATCTGCGCCCTCTTTCTGCTTTCTCCAGCTTCGGTTCTTTTCTTAAGTTCCTCTTTGATTGTCATAATAGTTAACCTCCATAAAGTTTTATTACATATCGTATTTAATAAATAAGTAAGCCCAACATACAACTGTTGAAACTACACTAGCTACTGTAGTTACGCCTAAGCCACCAATAGCTATTTTTTCTAGTTTCGTAAATTTAGTCATATATACTTACCTCCTTTCCGTTTTACAAAAGGAAATATATGCGGAAAAAGAGAGGCTATGAAAAGCTATTAATATAATTCTCTAAGTTCATTCTCTACATCGTTTAATCTTTTAGCTACTTCTAAATCTTTACCGTCACTGCTAAACAGTAAGTCTATAAGTTCATCCATTTCTTTTTCTAACTCTGTAATTCTCTTGTACTTTTCAAATGATACTATTGACATGTTATCCTCCTTCTGCCTCTCCATATTAGGAATTGGATTTTATGCGAAAAAGAGATCGCTAGGTTTTCTAACGGTCTCTTTCAATATTACATCTCTGTCATTTGTCTAAATTCTGCATAAGCATCCATTATTTCATTGTATTTGGTTGTAGGCATCCAGTCTCCAGGATACTCGTCTTTATAATCAGGTACCCATTTTGATCTCTCGAATCTTACCTTTGTTCCATCTGACAATGTTTTTGTGTAGTGATAAATTTCTCTATGCATAACTTTTTCTCCTTTAAAAGTGTAGTATTGTCTCCATATAAGGGAGTGAAAATTATGCGAAAAAGAAGACTGCTAGATTTTTTCTAACAATCTCCCTTCTGATCATATTATCATTTCGTAAACTATTGTTCCGCCTTCAACTGGTTTAAATATTGCGAAGTCACAAATGTTACTTCCACAGTCGTCAAATACTCTAGCTACTCCAATCCTTTCATATATTCCTCTATACTTAATTGGTGTGTAGCAGAGATGATACTGCTTATCTATTACATAATTATCACAATACTGGAGTTCTCCATCTAACCAGTCTATAAGTTCTTTAAAATTCATCATAATATAAATCCTCCGTATAATTTTATTGGATTTTCTCCATTATACGACCTGATTTAAACGCGAAAAGAAGGCTCGGTATCTTTGATAGAAATATTCTTTCCCACACGGAACGCCATATGAGACTAAGACGTTATAGGATTTCCCATCGACTACACACATCTTAAGCCACATATAAATCTCTGGTGCTACCTCCTTAATACATCTATCTACTAACTCGATCTTACCGTTTAGTTCTGCTAGTTTTACTGCTGTCTCTCCTGTGGGATCCAAAACGTTTTCACGAAAATCCCCACCCGGGAAAATTTTGATTTGCGTTTTCGCTTTCTCCCACTCATGGTATTGATAGCAGAAATGCTTAAGCTCGTAGTATCTATGCTTTGAAATATAACTATTATCTATAGGTCGGTTCATAGCAAAAAGGAGAGGGACTGATTAGTCCGCTCTAAATCCCAACTCCTCTCTAAACATTTTCTCAACATCTGACTTAAATAATACTCCTTCTTCATTTAGTTTCTGTGTCGCCCTAGCAGCTACTTTCTCGCCAACCTTCTTTATAAAGTTATCGAAATCTTCTTTGCTAGGCGCATCATCAAAATTAATGTCTTCGTCTACGCGATAATAAAGTTTATTGTACGGGTCAAATATAATCATGTTCTTTACCTCCTACTATATGAGATGATTATCATGCGAACATTACCTCCAGAACTGACTTAGCTTTATTGCTCTGGTCTTCTGTCTCGTGTACATAGAATCTGTAGGTAGTGTCTAATCTTTTATGACCTAACCTCTTCCTTACTGACTCAGGGGGCATACCTGCAGCTATACATTCAGAAGCGTGTGTATGTCTGAGTTGGTGGAAATCCCATATCGGATCTACATGATCAAAGGAACTAACTTTTCCATGTATAACTCTACCAACATGCTGCATAGTTCTTGGTGAAATATAACTACCATCTGCTAGTCGTACGTTTAACATGTACGCAGGTGTTCCCTCTGTTTCATTTAAAATATTCTTATCAGAAATATAATACTGTTTGTGTTGCATTACGATTCTGGAACTCTCTATTCTTGTAATATGTCTCATAAGTATTCTCCAGGTGTCCATATCTAGATCTATTACTCGATACTCACCTGGGTTGCAATACTTTGGATCTGTAAAATATAACTCGTTTGTTTCCTCATTAAACTGTATTTGTCTTCTAACATATAGCTTGTGCCCTTTGCGGTCAATGTCGTCTATGAGTACTCCATATGCCTCACCCAATCTAAGCCCACATCTATAGCCTAGAATCAGTGGAATATAGCACGGATGCCCCTCTGGAAACCGCTTAAATATGGCGTTTATAAGCTCTTTTTCGCACGCTTTTTGTTCCCTCGAAGGCTTTGCTGTTTGAGCTACTATAGATCGTGTTTTGGGCATTACAAGGCCATCTAGAGGGGTTTTATTGATGTATCCTGACACTATTCCGTAGTCGAACGTTTTAACCAGAGCTGAATGTACTTTATCTAATCCATACCTGGTATGTTTTGGAGCTTCGGTGTTAATAATTTGCTGTAAGTCTTTAGTTGTGACTGCAGATACTTGGTAGTCTTTTAATACTGGCAGAATATAATTCTTTAACGTTTTCTTATGGGTATTGATTGTATTTTGCTTATACATTGTTGGTGCGTAAGTTGTAAGCCATTCCTCTGCCATATCGCCATAAGTAATCTTTGTTGGTATGAACATGTCTTCACCTCGCTTCAATTTTAGTTCATGACTGTTCCCCGCATCAATAGCTTCTCTTTTAGTTCTAAACGAACCTCTCTCGATATACTTTCTCCTTCCGTTGGACGTGATAGTGATTCTGTAGTACCACCTTCCGTTCTTTTCTCTAGCAGTTGCCATTCTTTACCTCCTTAGAATATAAAAAGAGACCCGAACTTTATTTCGTCCAAGTCTCTCAATTATTTAAGTGTGGTATTAAAATGGGAAAAATTTTATGGTATGAATATCATACGTTAGAATTTCCCAGCTTTAGCAGCCTCTTCGATAGATACAGCAGTTGAAACTGTCATACCAACCATAGGGTTGTTACCTATTCCTATGAGACTACTCTTTTCCCACACTTTTAAAAATATAACTTGGAACGGTGGTACTATAACATTAATCTGATGGGAATGCAATGGGAAATTTTGTGGGAAAATTGGAGGCGTTCGCTCGTCGCTACTAACCTCCCCCAAACTTTAAATCCTAGCCTTTGAGTGATATAACTGATTCACTATAGTCTGGATTTCATCATAGTTGTAACCGGCAGCATCAAGCAATTCCTTTCTACTAGGCTTGCTATATCTATCTCCCCACTTGCCGTCGATTACTTCCAAAGCAATTTCTCTGTTTGACTTACGGTAAATATCATGAATACCTTTAGCCATAAGGTTAACACATCCATCGAAATCTACGTTTAAGTCAACTCTTGTCTTTACGCCTGGCACACAGCCCTTAGAACTATACTGCCAAGCAACACCAATATTGGCTGGTTTAAGAGAACTTGAGCCGTTGTACATGCCAGTATCATTCTTCGGATACCTAGCAATCCAGAAGTCGAAGTTCTTCTTAAGTCTGTCAGATATAAGTCTGTCGTACCAATCCTTATTGCAGTAAATACCTACATAGTATCCTGCTGCCCTGAATATGTTGTAATATGTATACGCAAGACTCTCTATTCCAGTCTTACCTAAATACTGAATATTACTATCTTCAAGATCAAGCCAGATGCCATACTCAAGAGGTCTCCCCTTCAACTTGTTAATAAGAGCTGTAGCATCAGCAACAGGATCATTAGCTGAATGGCGAGCGATGTAAATATACACGCCCCTAGCCAGACCATACTTGCCGGCCTCCTTGTAGTTATACTCGAACATCTCATCGATTCTGTGTGACTGTGCCTCATACTGTGCTTTCATTACTACAAACTTCTTACTTGTTCTGCTAACAGAATCCCAGTCAATCTGACCATTATGGTGAGACACGTCGATCCCAAATACTTCATTCATAGTGAATCTCCTTTCTACTCTTCTTTCTTTGGATCAACGTCGGAACCACTCACGTATTTGAATATGTTCATGTTAGTTCTGATAAGGTGCTCCATCTCCTTAAGAGCAATATCGACCATGGTACTAAATTGATTAAATGTTATAAGCGCAGACATCACTGGCCAATTAGACACAAACCAGTCATAAGCGTATTTAAGCTTAATCTGACCAGTCTTGCTTCCGTAACGTCTCTCTGCCTCAAGGCATACATATACAAGCAATTTCTGTATATTGCCTTTCTTGCAAATATAACTAATCGCACCTACTATTACCAGTGTCAGAACTATCAGTTCTTCTACGTGATGTGTTAAAAAGTCCAACATCTTTATTCCTCCTAATTTTTGTCACATTTTCAAACCCAGCTTTTACAGCATAACTAACTACTGTAACTTTGAACACATCTGAGATGTTTTCTAAAATCCACTGTATAGCAGTAGAATCTGGGTAGAAAAATACCAATATGCCGCATAACAAAAAAGCCGCAACAAATATAATTGTTACGACCCATACAATCTTTTTGCTGAACTCCCAGAGCCAGCGATCATCCTTATTCAGTTTTGTCATTTTACATAGTCCTGTTCTTAGCATCCATTGACAATGCCTGTTCCTTTGTTACAGTATGCATTTCACAAGCTTTTTCGTACATCTTGTGGCCCCGTCCATTACCCCCCAGACCAGAATACGATAAATATAACTGCTCTATATTTGCTTCTTCATCTGAGGTGATCGCCCCTCCGTCGCATCTTGATAAGCATTTGTCATAAATATCCTGGATTTGCCCGTACAGGACAGACTTTAATCCGTTACTCTGATACTCCGCTCTTTTGTCGATAGCTTCAAACGATTGTTTTACCGAATCAGTAAGAGTATCAACCTTCCTTGTCAAATCCTTATTCATTTCAATTAACTCGCTAATCGCCTTTGTGTTAGCGTCAATTGCATCGGAGTGGGTTTTATACCTTTGAGCGTTTTTCTGCTCACAAGCCTCTAACCCCTTCTGGAAATCAACTCTTAATTCTTCTTTTAAATTATCAAGAGTCTTATCCTTCTCCTCAGCTTTATCTTCTTTTCGTATGTCGAGTTTTGTTCTACGATCTATCAAGAACTCAACAAACTTAAATCCGCTACCACCAAGCATAACGAGTAAGGCGTCCCTGCCAAAAGTTAGTAACCAGTTCATATGTTAACTCCTCGCTTTTATTAAGTATCTGTCGTATGCGGTGTAATATGGTCCTCTACAAGTACACTGGCTTTAGCATTATAAACCTCATTTTTTACGAGTTCTGTATAACCATATCGGCTCACGTTATCATGCACTTGCACCCAATTTCTACCATCTTTGGATAACCATGTGCAAGAGTTTCCAATACCACTTTTCCATAACCATGCACCGCCTGCGTATGTAAAAGTATTAGCTTGGTTCGTAGTAGCCACAAACGAATATACTTCATCGTTAACCGCTATTCCATCAGCATCTACAGCAGATAATCCATGTAGTAACGCATAATATGGAAATTCTGTTGTATCATGGCTTGGGAATACAATACCGCTTGGTTCTTCCTTTACAATTTTTGGTCTGCATTTAACAAACATAATTATCCCTCGCTAGGTGTTTCCTCTACCTTTTATTGTATTTTTGAAGCCTTACATACGAATGTTGCCGCCTCTGTAAGTTCATCAAACGTGATTGTGATAACACCGCTAGAATTGATTGCTACGCTATTGTAAGCCAATACATTACCGCTTGTGGTTTCTGCTGATATATCAAGGTTTAAATCACTTGATGTTAAGCCGTATTTGCTCATAAATACACTAGCATTAAATGTAACGGTTGTTGCTCCTATTGCGGCTGAATACTTCTTTACTGTTCCATTAGCGGTTGTTGGAAGATATTCTCCGATAATAGGTGCAAGCGCATTTTGAGTATTAGCTAATGTTTTGTTAGTAGGTACATATGGTTGCCATGTATCATCAATATCGTCTGCTAGACGTATCATTGGCTTAACCACAATATTATCGAATGTAACATCAGTTTGAACACTACTAGGAATGTTAACATAAATTCTTATGTTTAATTCAAGTTCGCCATTCTGTACCGCACTAACTTGCTCGTCACTAATGGTAAATTCAACCTCTGTCTTGCCCTGTTGGTTGTTTGCGTCGATATAGTATGTGTCATTCTTTCTATCATATAGTCTAAATGTTACATAAACATACTGTGCATTAGGTTGTGTATAATCAACCCCATTGGATAAAATATATGTGCCCGCTTTCAGCCATTCTACATTTTTAGTATATTTATATATATCCCTACTAGCGTATCTGAACCCTGAACCAACATACGTTCCGCTTATTATAAATTGCCCCAAATTATCAGTATTATCAAGGGTAAAACTTACACCACCACTTATAACTGTTTTTTGCATATCTGAGTAAGGATAAGGTAATAAATTCTTTGCTCCTAGTTCCCCTTGTGCTTTCCATATATCAGCTATATCATCAGCAGCATCGTTTACGAGTTCGTTAAGTTCTCTATTAGTCGGTGTAGGTGGTTGCCATGTATTGTCTGTATCGCTTGCTAGACGCAACATAGGTTTAATTACAAGATTTTCAAATGTGATGTTTGGATGTACCACAATACGTGCGCTAAAGGTTGTCGCCTCTTCCGGCAATGTATATTTTGTATTATGCCCCACAGTATATGTACTAATATAATGGTCCTCATCTATAATAAGTTCAACACCTTTTGGTAATTGTTCTTCGATAGATAATATCAGTGGTTCATGAACATTAAAGTCAACGTCGTGTGCAATCCAATACACTGCCCACTGACCTTCTCCAGTGGTGCCATTAGCTGTCACTATTCCATCTTCCACCGTAAAAGTCATACCTACAGTGGTTTTTTGTTCCCCATCACTATAAGAATAAGGTAACAAATTTTTGACTCCTGTGTAGTGTAAAGCACTCCACAAAGATGACGTATTTAATGGTATTAGTTCTGGCGAGGGGAAAATAGGTTCTCCCGAAACTATTTTACATATTAAATACGAACCATCCTTGTTAACATCATAGTTAGAGAATTTTAGTGTTCTGGAATAACCAAGTCTATCGATTCCAAGGATGGAAACAGAATAATTAGTATAAGGCACACTAGATAGCGAAGTTGTAACTATATGCCCATTCGTTGAATATATAAGAGGTTCCTCACATTCTGGTACTAAGGAAGTTAGATCGATATTTGTGGGAATATCTATATATTCATCAGTATTATCTAAGTTTCTAACTCGAACCTTTAGCTCATATAAATCAAATTTAGGTGCAGTCAAACCTATGTTTGTTATTTTAAAAATGACATTTGAGTTATAATAACTCATAGGTGTAATAACAAATCTCGCCCCAACACTTGAAACCGCACGGCATAGATCAAGCCATATTTTCTTTTCCTGTTCGGGGATTTCAATATGTTTGTCGTTACTATACGTATCTGTCATATTATGTATCAATACAAACGGGGACTTAAACATTTTAAATGTTTTCAGAGCAAACTCTCCACCTGTATAACCATGATAATTGCTATGCTCTGGTGTCCACATCGCAAATTCGCCACTGAAGAAATCCCCTCTATCTGCCCACTTTTTTGCCTCGTCTGAGAATTTAATAAGCTGTAAAGCATCTAAATAACCGTCGTATAATGGGTGGTTAGAGCCAATATTATCAATTTTAAACCCAGCATGACCAGCGTTATTGTACAGTTTCTTTACTTCTAAACCAACTGTATTTGCAAAAATGGCATTTGTTTTTAAGGCTACCGATGTTTGCAAATTTACAGGCTTAAATATCTGGCCAAGATTACATGGTATGTCAGGCAAAGCCGTTAAATATGCGGAGTGTAAATCAACTAAGTCAGAAACAGTACAACTAGTAGCTCTCCATGTATACCACTCACCTTCTCCCCAAGGACCGAATATTCCCATATCAATATACAACACCAAATCCTTACAATTAACAGTGGTACCATTAACTTCAAATGTAGCACTGTTAAGCCAAGTTCCAAAGGCTGATATAAGATTTTTATAAGCTTCCCTTATGGAAGAATCATTAAAATCAGTTATTATATACTTATTGTCGTAATAATATTTGGTAGTTTTATTAGCCATTTTATTAACTATATAAAATGGACAAGTGGAGAAGTATTCTGTACCGTTAATAGTATATACTGCACTTCTTTGAGGGTCTCCGGTATTCGGAAATACACGTAGTGCTGTATATCTCTCTTCGTTATAGCAGGTTTTTAAATATGTGAGGATCGATGAAAAGTCGTAGTTCCCTTCAGTGGTTTCTACATCACACCAATAAAAGTATTTATAGCTGGCATAATCCTTCTTAGATAAAGATTCATTAAAGAGCTTGTTAGCCGTACCGGCTGCTCCAAATGAAAACGGATTAACAACTGCAGTGTCCGTTCTAAGCATCGGTCCTGTTTTTTTAACTAACATATCGTCATAATAATCTTGAATTTTTGCATAGGGTGAATAGTCTACAAATTCTTGTTCATCATTTGTTAAACCCCCAAAGATAAAATCAAAAATAGGGTTTTCTTTTGTTCCACCCTTCTTTATGTTAACGTTTGGGGTACCAGAAGTACCGTCAACGCTTGCTGTCATTGTTATGTCTGGTGTTACTCCATCCTTACCTGGTTTTCCTGGAGCACCACTTCCTGATCCACCATTCTCAAGTATTTCAGTTAATAAAGCTTCTACTCGGCTCTGTGGTGGATCTAATACGTTATCTTCCCCGAGCATGTTCTGCAATATAGCCTCTGTTCTGCTCTGAGGTATACCGTGTTCGCCCATACCCTTATACCTCCTTCTTTTAATAGACCTGGTAGGCTGCTGAGTCGATTGGGATTACTCCATTTAATCAGCCATCCGCGATTTTAAAACTGCACCTACCAGTATCTACTTATTTGTAGTTGTCCTGTCTGGACTTGATTTTAGAAGCCCACTTAATTTGACGCTCATGCATGTAGTCGTATAAGACCTGCATGGCCTGTGGAACTTCGTTGCTACGCTTGAAGTCATCGATGATACGAACGACCTGCTCGTGGAGCATAGTCATATGTTTCATCTCTTCAAGAGAAAGATTAAAGTAGGTATCGGCGAGAACCCTGTCTTTTTCTTTCATTTTACATGCGAGCTTAATATACTTTTCAGCATCTTCAAGCTCGTCGTCGATCTTCTCGACTAGCTGCTTGATTATCTCCATAAGCTTTAGCCTGCTGCAGCGGGAGCATTAGCAACCCACTTACCCATAACTGAAAGAAGATACTGAGACTGCTCTGCATTAACCTGCTTATTTTGAACATTCTGCAAAGCGATCTGAGCATCCTGGAGACGGTTCTCAAGCATCATAGTCTTGATAGAGCAACAGCACTCGTTCATCTGAGCACCAAGACCGGCTATCTGCTGACGTACTTCAGCAAAGTTATTAGCCATGTTCTGGTTAACAGCATTGAAGCCGTTTACTGCTGTGAGAACGTTTGTGTTGTTCTGATTTGTCAGGAACATTAACTGATTGTTGAGGAGCTGCGCAGTCTCGTAGTTGTTATTAGCTGACTCCATAAGAATGTCTCTAATACCGTTCTGCGTAGACTGGTTGTTCACTGCCTCGTTAACATCCTGAGTTGTTGCGAGGTTAGGAGCTGGTCCACGATTTCCGCCGAAGAAACCGCCACCTCCGAATAGTATAGCAATAATTAAGAACGCACCGAGCCAATCAGAGCTCATGAAACTGGATTCAGACATATAAATATGCCTCCTTCTTATTTATTTGCTATGAACTGACCTACCTTCTCCATGATTTGAGACTTGGCACTATTGTAGTCCTCGCCGTTTTGACTACATAAAGACTGCGCAGTCTTATCTAGATTATTTAGGTCTAGTCCTTGTAGCTTAGGGTTAGTTTTCGCAAGATTCTGCATGAACTGCTGTGGTGACTCACCCCTGAGCATTGCCCCTACCGCCTGCATCATTACCGGAGTAGTTTGACTTTGCTGGCTTTGTATTAACTGCATTATTGGATTTGACATTTCTGAACGCCTCCTCTAAGTTTGTTAATCGCTGATCTATTGATTTCAGAAGATCTTCCTGTGTAACTACTTTGTGCTCGGTAATATCGAAACCTTTTACGGTCTTATGACCGAGAGCGTCAGTGAAGATGAACCAAACTATTGGGTCATTTTGATCAAGCACCAAACGATCACTGTTAGGAGCGAGGTCGATGTTTAATGCCCCATTGTATCCGTTTACTTTCTCTGTATGTTCTTCTCTACTAGCTGGAATGTTAGTAGGACCGGCCAACTGAGACTTTAGATCATTGATCATAGCATTAGTCTGCTGGAGTGAATTCACAGCATTATTTGCGTCGTATACATTCATAGTTTTAAATTCTCCTTTCACTTCTCTTTATTAATGTAATTCTGGATCGTACGGTTCGAACTCCGAACTATCAGAAACCGATCGAACCATTGGGTATACAGTAACGTCTACAAAATCCTTATTTCTAAAGAATGTTAAACGCACCTGTTGTACATGTGTCTTATCTAAGACTGTTATAACAGTATCCCCAGTATAGTTTAGAGCTCTATCTGCATTGGAGGTCTTATCATACTGAGAAAGCCTGTACGTAGTAGTACTTCCATTAGGGCATCCTGATAATACGATGTTGTTAGCTTCGTCCTTATCGTCTAGCATGATAGGTCCAAGATTAAAGAATATGTTTGCAGATGAACTATTCTTTCCGGAGAAACTTATACCAATAACTCGATCTTTATTGTCGGTATTAACTGTAACAACGACATTATTATTAACCCAAATATTACCGCACCACTCGCCTGCGGTATTAAGTGCCTTTAGGTTTTCTAACGTCGTTGCTAGCTTGTTTTTACCGGTAAAAATACTATTTTCAATTATCGAGAAAGTTGGGTATGTCTCTATACCAGAAGTGGTACATGACCATGTGAATTCTGTGATTCTAGCGCTTGCTTCTATACCATATTCATTAAGAATCTGGACTATATCACCAATAAAGAAATCTTCACCATAAGTAAAGGACTCATTCATATTACACTGACTATCAAACTCAATTCGACGGTTTATATCGCCCAAGGTTGCTATCCCTCTAGATTCAAGTAAAGCCGTATACTTAGCGACATTAAGACTACCTTTCTGAATATCGCTAGCATTTGTAAACGTTTCTCTACGATTTAACCCTCGACTAAGTCCTACGGTTTTGAATTTTCTAGCAGTACCAGTTCCTTCACCTCCGACCAATATCACGTTTTTGGCGATTGAATTTTTATTAATGAAGTTGGAACTGATAATGTTATCGTAGTCTGATGAGAATATAACCCAGGGATTGTCGCTCTGTGCATAACTATGATCGTCCCCCCTGTATAAGCTAAATACAAATTCATTGTTATCATTCAGAATAATCTGAAATCCAATGTTGAATTCAGCGCATATACTCTCGACCACATCTAATAGGTTATCACCTGTGTATTGATGCCATACTGCCCTAGTAGAAATATAACTATCTTCTGACGGCACGTACGCTGCAAAGTTTGGTATTTTCCTCTCTGGAATCTGAGGTGTAATGATAGCATCGTTAAGAAGTTTAGCTATAGCAGTATTTAGATTGACGTTATTGAAATCGGTTTGAACCCATACAATCCGCCTATCCAGTATTGACTCTAAGCTTCTACCGACAACTTTGAGTTTATTACCTTCGTCTGGATCTGATGAAATGGCGATGTCTTCAATAATCATTAAATGATTCGAAAAACCAGATGAAATATACTGATTAGGTTTTAATACCTCGAGGAGTTCATCAGTAACCACTGTTGAGAGTTCAAAAGTTCCAGGCTCAGCATACTTATCGACCCAAACCAGTGATTCATATGTATCGAGTACATATACCATTTGGAAATCTTCATCTAATACATAAAGATCCATTAAATCACACCCCTTCATACTGTTCTGTTGTCGTAACAGTTAAACGCATCTTATCACTATCGCCGACAGCTGAGTACGCTAATTTATTATCGCCGCTCTGAAGTTCAATCCACTTAGGGTTTTTATCAAGAATATTGAGAATGTTATACTTCACACCGTTTCTAATAAGACTAGCAGATCGCTTACCACGATTGGTATTAATTACTATCCGATCGTTCTCAATCATTTTTACATTATTTGGTGATTCAGTATAATCTAATCCTCCAAGAGCTAATATGTAGGTGTACTCATCGTTAGATATCGCTTTACAATCTTGGCGGATACCAAATGGCATTGTATGCAATTGCTGGAAACTATTCTCGATAGAATTGTACTTATATACAGTAGTCTCCATAGCTTCCGAATTACCGAAATCGACGTACCTAGTCGTGAAGAAATAAATACTTCCGTTTCGCACGGTTGGACATATATAATAAGAACCATGCTCAACCCCATCAACTAATGGTATTAATGCCTCATTCCTCCAAACTAAACCGTCCCAAGTATAATGATTCAAATCGTCTTCGGAAGGATCACCACCAAAGATGTGAAGTCTATCATTATACTCAACCAATCTTGCATTATTAATTTCGAAATGGTTATTACTTCCTGAGGGAAATAGTTCCGGATATGTAATAGATAAGTCTTCAACAAATTTCCATTTAGTGTCCGCAGTTTCTGAAAAACGGTAGTGCAATGTGTGACCATTAACCTCTACTTTATCAGTTATCGTAATGAATATATGTATAACATCATTATACGTAACGCTGCGAACATCCATATTGGAGAGATTTACATCCCCATATTTTGAGAATACATCATCAATATCACATACTCTGACCCAATCATTTAACCCCTGACTAAATTTATAAACACCCCTCAAAAACGACCTTGGTTGTGATGATATATTATATGGGTTTAGGTAATACATTGTACCCATTGCAGATGGTAATACAAACTTCAATCTACTGATTAAATAAACACCATCTTCGTCAAGGTCAGGTAATACTTCAACTTTTTGAGTATTCATGTCTATAGTGACGTGACCACGACCACGCAGCATATCCGTTATTGCAAACCAATGAATTTTATCGTTACATGATGTAAAATAAAATACGCGATTTCCGAAAGGATCATCATCGTCAAACGGCAACGTAGTCAAGTGCTTATATTTTTCATCATTCAGAATATAAACTTGTTTCTCCTGATGACCTTCTCCTGCGCTATTAGGTACAAACTTATTAAGCTTTCCCATGTCCAAGCCAAACATCTTCTCGTTTTCCTTAAAAATATCTATGCTTGTGACGTTAAGTGAATCTACAGCACTATCAGGATGCAGTTCGAATTCCATCTTGACCCCCGCATTAATATCGCCGCTATACGGGATTACAGCTGACCTATTCCCGTTTGCGAACTCAGTAGTTATGACTTCCCCATCGAAATATGCCTTCTCACACTTTATAGAGATCTGACAGCCACAACCGTCCTCGAATACTACAGGTTCATTCGATTCGACGTATCCATCAATACTAGCGGTTCTATTATCGGTTTCAATATAGAAATTAATTTTCTGTTTAATCGGAAAATACTTATACGATAATAATCTTGCGTCCTCTATGGCCGGCGCTCCTAAGAATTTACCATTTATAACAATATTTTTTCCAGAGAGTCTAACGGAATTTACAACGTCTCCATCGGAGGTTGGGATCTCTGTAGAATTAACAGTTGCCTTTCCAGGTCCCAACCCGTCAATGGAAGTGATAAGGAGCCCAGATGGATTTTCATCTACCTGGACCCCCTCAATTGTATACTCCATGCTCTCTCCACGATGATTTGTAATTATTACACGTTTAATCATGTGTTAGTATGCCCCTTTCATCTAGCCATACTCAAAGCATTCTTAGTCTGTCGATAAATATCAATGTCTCTAAGAGCTTTTGGCGAGTAATTATTTTGTGTAAAGTTGATTTGAGCCGGCTGACTTGAAGCCGTATTACTGTTTTCAACGTATCCTCTACTATTACCAATAGTGATTGATGACGCCAAACCAAATGATCTAGTTGGTATAATACCTTTTATAGCTCCAGCTTTTGCTCTAAGCTCGCTTAGGTCTAGAACTGGAGATACTACTGGCTGGATAGTAAAATCGTCCTCTGCAATAGTTGCTACTTTATCTATTACGTCCCTTATAGACTTAGACAGCGATAAAGCGCTAGCCATTACGTACTCTTTACTATCCGAAATACCATTACCAAGCCCTTTACCCATATTCAAACCATATCCAGTATAAAGCCTAGATGGTGAATGGATTTTATTGAACTTAGTTGTAACTGCCGAGGCTATAGCACTAAGACCTTCAGCAGCATCCTTAACAGTCTGCATTGCTCCTGATGAAGCCATACCTTCTGCTAAACCTGATGCTATATTGCCGCCCATTCCTCTAAACTTATCTTTAGACAAATTCTGGTCAGCTATATCCTTAATCGCTGAGCATAGATCAACCATAGCTCGCTTAGGTAAGAAACTGTAGTTATTTATACCATTAGCTAATCCCTCATCAAGATGTCCACCATCATTGTAAGTTTCTCTAGATGGCGAATGGATTCCTAATACACTTCTGAATTCCTCCAAGAAAGAATTACCAAGCTCTGTAGCTGAACCCTTAACCAATGATGCGTTCTTATCAATACCATTGGTAAATCCTAACACAGCGTTTAGACCTGCTTGAGCATAGCTGGCAACTATAACATTAGAGCTACTTTCAGGTAAAACGCCTGCCTGAGCAAAGAGCTCGTTAGCCTCCTTAATCTGCTCAGTTGTAGCTGTAGAGAATGCGTTAACATACTCGAATCCCTTAGGGCCAAGTTCTGCTAACTGTTTAAGAAGACCCTGATCGAGACCCTTATTACCAAGCTCTGCAATCTTTGTTGTCCAGTTAGCAACAGCATTAACATTAGACCTCATGTTCTCGAGAACAGAAGCCATAGACTGATCAGTCTTCAACTCGAACTTCTGGAAGAAATTATCGCCTTCAAAGAGGGATTTAACTGAGTCGTATACACCCTTCTTCATCTCAGTGAATGCTTTGACCATATCGTCGATTGTGGCCTTTGTCTTCTTGTTCTCGTCTGCTGAATCTTTAGCCTTTAGAGACGCTTCGTATGTAGACTCTGCAAGTTTCTTGATTGCAAACGTTGCAGCTTTAACTGGAGCATCTTCGCCAAGTTCTTTATACAGATCACCGTAGTTCTTAACAAACTCATCAACAACACCAGAAGCCTCTTTCATAAGGTCTGCATGTGTCTTTGTAGCTTTTCCAGACTTTCCAGTAGCAACAGCGTTCTCATTTTGAGCAGAGGTATTAGCTTCTACAGCTTCGGTGTTCTTTTCAGTCTCATTAGTGAGTTTACCCTCAGCTTTCATAGTATCTACTATCTGCTCTTCCACAACTTCATAGTGACCGTGAGATTTCTTTACTACGTTCTGGTTCTGGTCAAGCTCATACGTGAGTTTCTTGGTTTCTTTTGTAGTATCAGTGATACCATCTTTGAAGTTTTTAATCTGTTCAGCAACTTTACCCACAGGCATATCCTTCATGGAGTCTTTTATTCCATCAAGACCTTCGGTTAATCCTCCAAGAGCCTCTGTAGATTCAGTAGCACCTTCCTTAAGAGGGTCAGTAAGACCTTCTACAATGGTATTACCCATTTCTGCGGCTGTATTTTTAGCATCTGGTGTAACGTTTTCCATACCTATGATTGCACCTTCACCAAGGAATTCGCCGGCTTCTTCACCTCGTTTTGATGGTGAATGCTCGTCAAGGCCCTTTTTAGACTTAAGTCCTTCAACGATGCTATTACCCAAACTAGCTGCAGCAGAAACTACTTTACCAACACCAGTACCTTTAAGACCTTCTATAAGGCCTTCTATAAGGAATCCTGCGGCATTCTTGAAATCTATAAATGACTCTTTAATCTTATCAACAGCGCCTTTGACAACTTCACCAAAAGCGTCTTTAACCTTAAACGAGCCATCCATAATTCCAGATTTCAATTCTTCTGGTAACAGAGCCCCTAAAGGAGTAAACTCAACAAGCCACTGAGTTATAGCCTGAATCACAGCGTTCATAAGATGATCAACAGCTGCAATAAGTTTAGTATTGTTCTTTTCGATAGCACTCGCCAATCCATCAACAAGAGCGATTGCGCATTTGTAAGCCGAATCAACCACTCTAGGTATTTCTTTAGCAAGAGCCTCATTAAAAGCAATCATTAAATCAGCACCAGCTTTAGCTAACTTAGGAGTATTCTCTGCAAGAATTGTAAGTATACCTGTAATAACCTTAAGTACTGTCTCGCCGATCTTCAAATATAAACCGCCGAGTGCATCAAGGATTAACGCTATAACTGTTGCTGCTGCGAGTGCAAACTGTGGACCATACTCTACAATCTTTGATGCTAGTATTCCAAGAGCATCCATCAAAGACTCAACCAATACTGGTATGAGGTTTAGAAGTGCTGTTCCAAGTGTAGATATAGCTGCTGCACCTAGTGGTACTACAGCAACAAGAGACTGCATAGCACCTGCAAACATAGTGATACCGACACTGGTCGATATTAGAGATACACCAAATACAAGCAACGCCGCACTGAATGCTAACATGAATGGCGCGGATAATGATAGTACGGTTGTTACTGTAGCTATTGCTGTGAGAGCAACTGTCATCGCAAGGAGTGATTTAATAATCTCACCAAGCTTCAGTTTGCCCATTAAAGTTAGCGCTCCAGCGAGTATTACTAACCCTTCAGACGCAACTTTCAACGCTGTGGCTCCAGGTAATGCGACAATCATCAATGTTAGACCAACTGCTAGTAACGTAAGTGCTACAGTTAAAGTAATTAACGATTTAGCGATCTCTCCTACCTTCAATTGACCCATGATTTTGAGCGCGCCACCAAGAACTATAAGAGCTGCAGAAGCTATAAGTAAAGCTGCTGCTCCAGGTATTGTAGCAGTCATTGCAGTAAGCCCTAATCCGAGGACTAAGAGTGCCGAACCGATTACTGCTAGTGCTCCCCATACATGCTGATCAGTCTGTCCTAACATATCGCTGACTTGTTTAAGTGCTTTTACTAGTATTAGTAATGAAGCTGCTGCCATAATAGCACCGAGACCGCCGATTGCTGCAAAGCCTCCAAACTGTCCCATAACCGCTACAGCTGCTGTCAATTCTGTAAGTAGTATCGTGATTATTCCGAGCGAAGCAAGTATATGGTTCCCCTCAGTTCCTAATGCATCACTTACTGATTTGAGGGCAAGTACCACCAAATTAAGTGAAACGGCCATCGAAATTAAACCAGTCAATCCAGTTAACTTCTTCTTACCGAAGTTCTCAATTACTAGTACTACTCCAGTAAGTTCGGCGAGCATAATGGAAATTATTCCTAATGCCTGCCAAGCATTTCCGCCTTCTACTGCCTTAGAAACAATGTTAAGCGCTGCTGAAAGCATAATTAATGAGAGTCCCATTCCTTTAAGATTCTCCGCACCCTTTGTAGCCTTACCCCCGAATTTACCAAGTACTATTGCTACTGCTGTAAGCTCTGCCAGCATCAAACTAATAACTGCAAAGCTATCCCATAAATGTCCGCCTTCTGCGGCTGAAGATACTACCTTCAAACCTACAGACATCATAAGTACAGCTGCTCCCATTGCTATAAGTGCTTTCGATACTGCTTTAAGAGTTACTGCCATCTTGAGCATCTTCGTAGCGTCGCTTCCAAATAAATCCTTACCGAAAATCTTGAATGTACTTGTCACATCGGTTGTGCTAAACGAGTTAACAGCTTTCATAAGTAACGCCATAGCACCAGCTAATGAGCCAACCATAATAGTTATTGCGGTTGTTGCTCCTATTAGCTTATTACTATCTATCATTGACACAACTAGTAAAGAACCTGCAAGGATTGCAATTCCTTTAGCAATAGTTACTAGTGTATCTGCGGCAACTCTCTTACTAAATCCTTCAATAGTTTCTCCGAAGCTGTCAAGGATATCACCTAAAGAACCAAATGCTTTAGCTCCGTTAAGTATTCTATAGAGAATACCTCCTGAGAGTAATGCATTAAATATACCTGAGATAGTAGTAATACCATTACTGTTTACAGAAAAACCTGATAAACTATCCCCTAGCTGTTTAAATACCTGCCCTATAATATTTCCAGCACCCTTAGCCAAACTAAGTAATCCTGAAAGAAAAGGTTTTAAACCACTGAATTTAGTCTTAAGATTGTCAACACCTCCTGAAATATCCTTCATAAGGGTTGAGAATATTTTACTAACGCCACTTACTTTACCTTCAGCTCCTGAAAAACTTGCAAACAGTTTGCTAAAGAATCCTAATACTGCACTAGCGCCTTTTGTTATACCTTCAAATACTGGAGTGATTACATTACCAATTCCACTGAAGATTTTCTCAAATGTTTGGCCTGCAGTTATAGAGTTATCTAGTTTATATAGGAACTGACCAAGGTTAGAAGTAACATCTAATAAACTTCCAGCGATAGTCATTACACTTGTGCCTGCTGGCTTTAAAGCAGAAGCAAAAGCTTTGACGAACTTAATGCCTATATCGAAAATAGAAAATACGCCCTGAAAAGTATGACGAACTTTCCCTGCAGTTTCTTCCGTGATTATGAGCTTAGCTGTAAAGTTCTTAATCCCTTCCGAAATGTCCTTAAGAGTTCTAAAGGTATACTTAGGGAATACGTCTCTTAAGCCTTGAGAAACTGGCTTGATAATCGCTTGTAATGCGTGAAACGAATTCTTAAGCGCGTCAACCAAATCGGTTCTACCACCAGCCTGTTGCCAGAGCTTTAAAGTATCATTTCTATACTGAGACTGAGCGTCAATTACACCACCCAATACAGCACCGACTTCTGTCCAGAGCCCTTTAGCCTGTTCGAAGTCACCAATAATCATCTGCCATGTCATAGCCCAACCAGAGCCTATTGCCTCTTTAAGTGTATCTATAAGCATGGTAAATGTCTTAATCTCAGAAGCGGCGAGTGTTGCTTTATGTCCAAGCTCTTCGAACTGAGCGAACTGCTCCTCACTCATACCAAGATCAACTCTGAATGCTTCTTTCTCAGCTTTAGACATTTCTGTTAAATCTGTAGCATACAACTTCAGAGTCTTTGTAAGAACTTCAGTTGTCATCCACTGATAAGCTAATGAATCATTAAAGTTCTTTGTAGCACTAATGGTTTCTTTCATTGTTGCACCATTAGCATTCTTTCCAAGGACTTGATACATACCGTCAGTACCTTTCTTTACTGTACCAACAGTCTCAGCAACTTGTAGTAAGGCGTCCTTGAAACCTTTAGTTGCCATGTTTGCGTTTTCAATTGACTTCCAATCTATAAGCTTTACATAACCTGCCGACAAAGCCTGTGAGAAATTGTACATCGCTCTCGAAGCCTCGTTAGCATTTGCTCCTGATATAGCTGCTTCATTCGCAATACCCTTAATCGCGGATACTGCGTCTTCAAGCTTTACACCGGCGTTTGTAAACTTACCAATGTTGTTAGTCATGTCTGCAAACGAGTATATAGTTTTATCCGAATAAGTATTTAACTCGTCCAGATACTTATTTACCGTTTTAAGTGATTCCCCAGTACCTGCCATGATGGTTTGAATGGAGCCCATTTTGAGCTCGTACTCTTTGAAACCGTCAGAGATACCTTCAAAAGTCATAGCATTGGCTATCTGTTTACCAGTATTTACAATTCTTGAAGCAATCTGCTGTTCTAAAGTACTAGCCACCTTAAGCCATACGTCTCTAATCTGAAACCCCGCTTTAGTAGCTAAAGATTCGGCTTGCTGAAAAGCAGAACCCATTGCAGAAAGCCCACTAGTATTCTGTGCAATCTGTTCAGTACTTTTATTTAACTGATTTAGACTGCTAATTGTCTGAGAAATCTTATTAGAGAACTCCCCATTGTCAAAGACCATCTTGACAATTCTCTCATCAACAGAACTCATTCCTTAGTGACCTCCTTCCAGCATTCATTTGCCAAAGCATCAAATATAACTCTCATAGCTGGGTTGATGTAATCTGTACCCTGTATGTAAGCACCATTACCAGTACCATGTCCGTACTGTAATATAGCTGCTATTACTACCCCCTCGTTTACGTTACTATTACACCAACTTATAGTGGTCTGATTACGGTCCTGTTTGATCTCGTAATACCAACTATCTGCGGTTTTTCCTGTATCTACAGGTGTAGCTTTACGAAGAGCTTCTACTCCTCGCCTTCCATACTCTGCTAGTATGTTTAAATATTCTTTATTTTGGAGGCGATTAAGGAACTTAATAGTCTTTGAAAGATCCCCACTACACGTGATATGCATTCCTGTCGCCTCCTCCAACAAAATTAGCCCTTAGATTTAAGAGCCCGTCTTCTTTCTTCGTTAAGTTTATCGTTATCCTTTCGGACCTCATCTGCACTTAACTTGTGCTGACCTTTAGGGTCGTTCTTTATTTCACAAATTCTAAGTAAGGTTAATAGTCTATTAAGATGCCACTTCTGGCATTCGAATGGTATGTTAGCTGCAGACATCCAGTAATAAATTAATTCTGAAGTCGTAGTTTCACCATTAGTGTTTCCGTTACCATTCTTTGGGCCTTTAAAAGTTGTGGCGGTTGCTGGCATATTAATATACTTATTAACTCGTTCATACTCAGACTGAGGTATTCTATTAAACACCTCTGGGTCTACGTTATTAGGTGTAACTACCATGCATTCGATATAGCTAATAGTTTCTTCAACTGTTTTCTCTTTTTTAGCAAGAAATGGTTTACACCAAATTGCTTCCCACTTTGAAACTGATAGGAGTGAATGCTCCAAAGTTAATTCACAGCCCCTCTTACCTGGCAGATACTCGAATTCTTCTTTAGATTCGTTCCACAACTGCTCAGGTGGTTGGTCTGGTATTTTAATTTTCAGCATTACCTACTCCTTATTTATCAGGATGGAATTCACCATTAGGTTTCTGTTCCCTGAATTCCTTAGGCATAATACCATTACAGAACTCAGCGATCGTCTGTGTGTTCTGGCAAATCTCATCCATTAATGCATCATACGCTGGAGACTGTTTGAACTTCTTATACAGCTTGTGACCCTCTTCATCCTCCTTAATATGGAATCTTCCATCTGGTGAAAGTTCACCGTAAGCTGCAAGTACGATATCTACGAATGTATGGTAGATCTCCTTGTTGTTTACAGCCTTAATCATCTGATCAAGTTTGACGTTAAGCCCGCCATCGACTGACATCTGCAGGTCTGAAAGCTCGGTTTTAGAGAGGTTGAAATAAAGGTCCTCTGTTCTTGTTGTTCCTAAATAGTCTTCGTATGTAACTGTCTTCTTATACATGGTTAAATACTCCTTTCGATTCGATCATTTTGAGTGTAATTAAAAAGTCCGGGCCGCGGCATATAGCTCAACGACCCGGGCCCGCCAAAGTTAATTAGTTAATCTTTGAGAGGATATCGAATACCTCATCTGGAAGAGGGAGTCTAGGCTCTACTGCGCCTGTCTCAGTCTTCTCGTAGTACTTCTTACCAGACTGTGCAGTTGTGTCTGTTGTAGGTGTATAGATGTAAGCTCCTGTTGAGCCTGATCTCTCGAAGAGACCTTTTGCTGCTGGACTACCAGTAACTGAAGAAGCCTCTGAATAAGAGATTGTTCCGGCTGTTCCATAAAGAATAGACTCGATAGCATCAAGCTGAGCCTTAGAAACCTTTGTGCTATCAATCTCGAGGTGAGATGTAGCCTTAATGTCAGGAACTGCTGTTACTGGAACAGGAGTTGTCTTAAACTCGTAAGAGAATGTTCCTGCCTCAGGAGACTCGTTAATTGTTGAACGAGATTTCTCTGAAGGTGAAGCAGAAGCGTTATATACAAGATGAATTGTATAACCGTGATCAAGAAGCTCTGTATCGTTACCGATAAGTGATCTATATGACAGACCAAACGCCTTTCTGTTCTGCTGAGAAACTGTTACACCAGGAAGAAGTGACTTTCTACCATCACACTCTTTCCACTCGTCTGGATATGTGTAGCACTCAATAGTACCACCGAAGTTTTCTGCTCCACGAAGTGAGCCATACTTAATGTTATCTGCGTAGAAGTCCTGCGCATCTCCACCTTCAGGTGACTCATTAACCTGAGTGAATCCGTTCCATACTACGCCAAGAGGATATGCACCGTTTGAAATTGGAAACAGCATACCTCTGTCACAACCAGCTTCGAATTTCTTTTCGCCAATCTGGTCCCATACTGCTTTAAAAGCCATTTTGTTTTCCTCCCTTTATAAATAAATTGTATAGTAGTCGTTGTACACACCATCTGCGACGATTTGATTGTCGTGAGACACGTAAGGCGTCAAGAATAACATCTTTTCTAGAATACTTTCTTTTGATTTCTTATACATATGATGTGCTTCCCAATGACCTGTAACCATGTAGGGTTTATTGTCAGCCCTTTTTACATCTGGCTTAACAAATCTATACACTATACATGGGTACTTCATTCCAGTATTAGGGGGAGCCTGATGATAGACTCTATCACTACCAAGAGCCCCCTCCAACAATGCCTGGAGTTCTTCTCTACTCTTCATCATCTTCCCCCTTATAAATAGGGCCAAGAGATAAAGTAAGTCTTGGTCGATCAGGGTCCTGTTCAACACCACTTACTGTCCACTTAGCCCCACCAAATGTTACATAAGCAATTCTATGGAAGTTATTCTGTAGAAATGGGTCAGCGACTATAGATAATTTATTTGTGACTTGTAGGTCAGCATTAATCTTATCTCCCTGATGTTCATTCCAAGCAGGTCTAAGAATATCCCCAAAGAAATCCTTCTTAATTATTGTTGGAACCCAGTCACCAGGTTCTTCCTCGATTACTTCGTTGAAAGCAATAATACCGTACCATTTCATACAATAACCTCCTGATTATGATCATGCCTCTGCAGCAGCCTCATAAGTTGTTCCGTTAACGTCAACTTCGTTGCCTTCGACCTTAGCAGGTCTTACGAAAGCATCACCGTCTGCTACAACGAGTGTTCCTTTAAGAAAAGCATCAGCAACGAAAGCTTCCTTAGCCTGAACTGTCATGTCCTCGTCCACGTAGAGCTTATGATCAGCAGCCTTTGCGAATATCACAATAGCCGCAACATTTTTGTCTTTTGCATCCTTCCAAACTTTATTCATGATTTATTACCTCCTATAAAATATGGTCGTTATCACTCTTTAACGAGATAGAAGCTTACTGCTGAGAAAGGCTTGATAAGAGCGCCTGACATTCTTGTCTCGTAGAGGTACTTGTACTGGTTGTAATCGATGTCGAAGTCATCGAAGAAGTCAGTCTTAGCACCACCGTTTGTACCGATGTTGTAGTCTGTAAGGTTTACAGATACACCCATAAGAGGATATGTCTTCTTAACACCTTCCTCATTGATCTCGATGGTCTTTCCTTCCATAACCTCAACAGGAACCAGCTCCTTAACTCTCATAGCTGTAGCAACTTCTGCCTCAGACTTGTAGAGTCTCTCACCGATACCATTCTCAAGAAGAAGAGCATCTGTGATGTGATCATCTGTTGTGTAGAATGAAGGGTTGCCTGATCCCTTATAAAGCTTACGAGACTTAACCATAGCCTTGATAAGAGCCTTGGCAATATCATCCTCTGTAGCATTAGCAGGTACTCTTACAGGAACCTTAACTGTGAAGAGGTCATCGTCGTTGTATACAGGACGAATGTGAGACTCCTGGATCTTATCATCTGATGATGCAAGTCTGCCATCACCGATAAGTATTGCACGAGCTGTTTCCTCCTTAAGCATGTCCTGCATCTCTGACTTAAGCCAAGGGAGAATGTTGAAGTTTGCTGCGATATCGTCGATATCGTCCTTGTCCAGCTTCTGTTTCTTATAGATTGTCTGAGGGTCAGTTGTTCTCTTCAGGAGAGCGAATACCTCTTCCTTCTTATACTTACCCTTGATGTAACCTCTTGCACGGGCCTCATCCTCTGTGATGTTAGCAAAGATAGACTTTACTCTGCTGAAAGGTGTGTGATGGCAGGCACCAAGAACCTTATCAACCCAGCCTGTCTCTCTCTTAATGAACTCAGGTGTTGTGTTAACAGTCTTTGCATCTGGGAACAGGTAATCAAGGTTAAGAATACCATAGTCCTGATCCTCGTCTGCGTGCTGGATATAACCATCATCTACTGCTGAGTGGAATGCTTCTCTAAGAGAACCAATCTGCTTAGCCACCTTATTAATTTCGTCAAATTCTGCGTGAGAGAGTGTTCCTACATGCTGCTCCTCACCTGCAAATACATTGTGCTTCATTTCTTCTCCTCCTTCTGAATCCTCAATTGCCTTTCCTACAAGAAAAGCCACTACCTTCTTCTGCTTTGCATTGAAGGTGTCATAGACGTCCTGAACGGTCTCGTCTGAATGCTCGAGATCTTCATCATCGTCTTCGTCTGAATGCTGTACTTCCTCGTCTTTCTTGGCGCTTCCACCTTTAGCGTCTTCTACTGCTTTCCCCACAAGGAAAGATACAACCTTCTTCTGTTTTTCGTTCATGGAATCATAAACATCCTGAACTGTTTCTTCCCCACCAGACTCATTATTTTCTTCTTCATCATCGTCTTCTGCGTGGATAAGATTTCCATACTCGTCGTACATTTCTTCTCCTTCCGCATGGTATAACTTAATATTTCCATAACCAACAAAACTTATCTCTGCCGCGTCATTTGAAATTTCCCCATGCTCTAATACTGAATCAATAAGTGCTCCTTTGTTAGCCCCCGCTAACACCAGACTAACTTCCTTGATTGCTCCGTGAAGTACATCCCCACCTCTCTGCTTTAACTGATTAGCAAAGATTGACAATGCAACAATATCACCGTGCTGAACCTGCTGTTTTGCATTCTGACCACGTTCTGTCCCATTAAATGAGCAGTACGCATATATACCCTCAGGCCTCTCTTCAAGAAGAGCATGACCAAGGACTTCGTTTACGTCATCATGTCTGTGGTTCCACACAAGAGGTACTGTCTTACCATCGTCTCCGGAGAATGCCCCATGCCTAATAGTTCTACCGTCAGAACAACGAATATCGTTCTTGGTAGCCCAACCGGCAAAGTCATACTTCTTAGACATTACCTTTACCTCCCTATTAAATTGTTTGACTGCCTATAGACCGTAGTAATCCACTAATATCAACTGAACTACTATTAGTCTGTTCTATACCTGTATCTGGTGTCCCATTCGACGAATCCTGACTTATCTCCTCATTGGATTTGTTGAGGTTAGGGTTCGAAATATCATTCGCCTTATCAACGGGTGCAGGTTTCATACCAATCTCTGCTCTAAACTCGTTGGACGTCATGATCTCGTTTCGTCTGAACTTATCAGCAATGTCAGCTAACTGACTTACAGGTACTAATTTGAATGGATCTCTGAAATAGACAATTGACTGCTTCTGTGTTCTTGCTGTCTTTGTCAAGAACTTCCTACGGAATTCATTTGTAATCGCTTCTAGAATTGGTGCGATTGTGCTGTTGAAATAGTTAATTCTCGTAGCCTCATCAGCAGTTCCATCTAAGATTCCAGGTGTAACACCAAGCTGAGAGAATAGCTGTTCTGTTAACTCTTTAACCTGAGTCCACAGATTATTATCTAACGATCTATTAAGCTGTGTTACTCTTTCCGTTCCATCGGTATAGGCAATTCCGAGTTTGGAAGTAGAAAGCTGACTCTCAATCTCCTCCCTACGTTTAGCGGCCTCAGCTTTTCTCTGTGGCGACTTAGTTACGTAAGGTAACTGAATAATGAGGTCAAGCTTTGAACTAGCTGACATATCGTTAGCCGCGTTCAACTTATTAATAGCTACTATTAGTCTTTGTAAAGTTGAATTTGGTTCATTCATTATTGAATAGAATGGGTTTGTGATAATGGCCACTCTATTCTTAGGCATAATAATATCCTGATACCTACCAGTGTTCTCATTGTAAATGTGAACCTTAACTGCATTAGGATACCAGGACACGATTTTACCTGTTCTCATAGATAGGACATCGAATGCTGCTGTGTCAAAGGGGTCTTTAGTTGTATCAGTTGGTACAACTGCAACTACACCCTCATCAAACATCGATTCTACAATGTCCTGTATTAATTCTTTACCGGTCTGATCGACGTTCGCTTCTACATTTAAACACTCATTAAGTCCTGAAGCGATAGTATCAACATAATGGTTATTATCGTCAAGCTTAGCGTGTTCTATGTTTATAGACGCTACATCAACTGAAATCCTATTATACACGGCGGCTACTATCGATCTCTGATTACCGCCTGAGTATCTCGTCCTATCGGGTCGTATACCGTAACTCGATCCTTGAATCTCGTATTTGAAATTCTCAGTAGGATCTCGACCGATAAACGCGTTCCATCCAGACCGGATTCTTTGTGTTATTGTCGGCATTTTGAACTCTCCTTAATATTTTGATGTATGGCTGTAGTATGCCCTAAGACGCTTAGCTTCGTACTCGTCTTTCACACCCTTACCAACCGCGGCCGCATATGATACGCCACCAACTGCTGCGAGAGCTGCTGTAATTCTTTTATCATGTATAAGACCAGTGGAATGTCCGTAAATAGCAGCGGAAACTGCAACAGAACCAACCGTTGCCAGAGTGTTTGTGATTGATTTATCACCAGTGATTGTTTTTCCGCTTGCGTACAACAGCTTACCCTGATCGCCAAGTTTGTCCTGCTTAAGGTGATCGTAATGTTTCTCCAAGTTTGCCTTGGCCATCTTACGGCTTAATTTTGCCTGAGTAACTTCAGCTTTTGCGCTTACAGTTCCCTGATAATCATCATTACGCCTTGCGGTTTTAAGTGTAGCCTTAGCCCGCTTATACCTGGTGTCAGCTTTATCATACTTCGCTTCAGCATCTCTATAACGCTTCAACCCGGCCTGAGTGTATGTACCACCATAGTTCTGGTATCTGCGGACTCCCCACTTCATTCCTTTGATACCATGGTGTTCGAGATAATCGCTAGTATTCATTTTTACCTCCTTAAGAATTTGCGAGTCGCCTAAGCTCGTCAACGTTTCTCTCCTTCATGAGTTTAACGTCGTTTGCGTTTGTTTTTGCTAATGCGTCCCATTCCAGCATTCCATACTTCTTAACAAGTTTTTTCATAGCTTTTTGGTGTTTACTATTGTTAGCAATACTTGCGATTTCTTCCAAATAATACTTATCATATGTTTTTGACATGGAATCATCCCATTTCTTATTCCATGCATCGACTGTCATCGTTTTGTCTTCACCGCGTTTTATAGCCTCATCAATTTTTCGGTTTTCCTCAATAGCAGCTTTGTTATAAGCGTTTACCATACTCTTTTGACGCTGAGATGCTAACTCCAACGCCATAGCGTCACTCTCTTTTTTATACTTTTTCGATACTCGCTTACCTAAAGCAGTTAAGGTCCCATCTGGATTCTGGTATCTACGTTTTCCTTTTTCATTTAAACTACCATCTTTATTCTGAAAACGTCTAACCCCCCACTTCTGTCCAAGAATACCGTGATGTTCTAGGCTCTCAGACTCGTCTCGGGCCTGGATAGCTCCATCGAAGTATCCCATATCTCCTCCTTACTCAAATGCGTCTTTATTGAGCTTGTAGCTGACGAAAGCATCCATCATAGCTGCTACAGCATCAATCTTCGCATCGTAATTTTTCTTTAATAATTTCTTATTACCGTTTGTGTCTTCGATAACAATACTGTTACCCATTGTGAATTTCATTAGTTCCTGGTCAAATACTATCATTCTTTCAGAAGCTAATTTCTTAAGCTCTGTTAACGGTACCGACTCAGTTCTTGCACCCTGTATTACCTTCTCTACACCAAATTCACCGTTCTCCAGTACCCAACGGTTTACAAATTCTTTAGCATTATATGGATCGAATCCGAAGGACCTTATGTCGTAACCGCTTTGTGTTATACGCATATCGAGTTCGTCGTAAACTTCCATCATGTCAAGAATTGTGCCGTCCATTACAACTAGTGACCCTTCTTTTATGAAATCTTCATACTTTTGTCGCATAGCTCCTGGGAGTTTATGTAGAGTAAAATCTGAGATATAGTTGACGGTCTTAACTCCGAACCGTCCATCTCGTAGAGGGAATAAGAATACAAAGGAACAGAAGTCACCACCTTGAGACAGGTCCGCGCCTAAAGCGCAAGGCATTTGCCAGAAATCCTGTTTATCGTGTAACTGTATTTCCTCGAAAGTAAAGAAGAAAGTGTAACCCTCCATAGGGATTCCGAATCTTTTAGCTAACGTATCATTACGAGTTTCTGGGTTGTTTTCAGCCCTTTCCTTCTCTCTTTGATAAGTCTCATAAGACACGGTAAACCCTAAATTAGGATTTGCCTTTTTCCACATAGCTGGGTTATTAACTTCTTCTATATCATCTAATTTGTACCACCAAATGGATACATGAGGAGCATAATACTCACCCTTTAGGATTTTCATAAGCTCCATTTTGATCGTGTCACCAACACCATTACGTACAGTTCCCTCTGAAGATGTTGCAACTATCAAATAATCTTTATTCTTAGCTGCACCCTGTTCTATAGCGCCTACAGGGTCTTCACGAATCTCGCAAGACAACCATTCGTCTACAGTAGCGATCTTATCCTTTCGTCCCTGAAGCTTATCAATAGACATTGGGACCGCCTCTAATAGAGAATTCGTAATAAAGTTTTGTACACCTTTCTTTGTAGAACATAGCTGCTGCCTATTAGCTCTATTACCAGTGGTATTCTGTATAGACCCCTGGGTTAGAAACGTAAACAACGGCCCATGAGCCCTAGCAATTGCAGTTCTGAATGGTGCCAATACTTCTTCAGCCTGTCTAATAGTTGGTGCTGTTGTCATTTGCTGGGTTGTTGAAGTGTCGATGTTTAAGAAGTAAGCATGAATACAAGTGTCGTACAAAGTTTTAGCAGCGCCTCGTCCTACGATAAGATACTGCTTTAATGTAAGCCGTTTCCTGTATTTCTTTTTAACGTATCCACCTCTACCGCCACCATAAGCGTTAGGGTTCCATACGGTTCGCTCTTCAAAGTAATACCACCCGAATACTTCTTCTCCCCATAATTTGTATGAGTCTAGCATTTTAAAGTCAGACCCATCAGTTAGTGTAAGTTCTCCTTCACAGAATGCTATCCAACCCTCTACGGCTAAATCGTCATAGTAATACCTCGGGTCGGCTATCAATGCGTCTATTCGATTCATCTCCATTGAGATTTGCTCGTTAACAGGAATGACACCCATTACTACATCTGTCCGGAACTTACCATAGTATTTCGGAGTTGCAGTATTGGATAGCATTTACATCACACTCCAATCTCAACGCCTGCGTACATTTCTAGTAAGGATTCGAACTCCGCATGACCAAATTCGCTCTTATAGCGCTTAAGCTGCTCCATATCGTACCCCTGGTTTGCAAGGGATTTTATGGTGCCTCTTGTTTCTGGGCTAATGTCTTTAAACAGGTCTGCCCATTCTTTACTTTGTTTATCAACTCCTCGGTTTGTAGGCGAGCCTAACTTACTAGTTACCTCTGCTCCTACTTTACCGCCCTTATTACCATTGGAGTTATTATTGTTAGACCCATTGCCGGCACCAGTAGCAGTCTTAATACCTGCTGTTACAGTATCAGTAACAATCTTTGCAGTATTCTTCTGTGCTTCTGTAGCATTCTCACCTGGATCTAATTTCTTTGTGACCTCGTTAATAGCAACGCCTCCAGCTGACAGTAAAGCCGCGTCGACCATGGCGTCTCCGACTTTAGCTAATCGCTCCCCAGTCTTTTTAGCTATAGCCGCTCCACCATTCATGGACTTACCTGCCACAGTTCCAGCAACACTACCCAACTTAGTGACTGCTGTTGAACCATACTTGGCAAGGGTTGCTCTAGTTGTAGGGTTTGCTATAAGTGCTACTCCTACAGCCACACCAGCCGCTACTGCTGCACCTTTTGCGAGTTTCTTTTTATCGAAACCGCCTGATTTTGAGCGCGACTCCCTATCGTACCCTTCATCAATCTGATGCTTTCTTCCTGCTGGTGTCAACGAACCATCTTTATTCTGAAATCTTCTGACTCCCCACTTCTGGCCGAGGATACCGTGATGCTCAAGCACATCGTCCATGTATTCTTCACCGTACATTACATATCCCCCTGTCCATAACATTCTACTTCTGATGTGATCCTCCACTCATACTCTGCTATCTGCTTATTCAAAGCGTCTAAAGCAAAAGAACTTGTTGGTGGATCGAACATCACTTTAATTTTCATTGATATGTAGCTTTTAATAAAGTTCAACCTATTTGTATGTATAACTTCCTCCCAGGTTGTATCTTTATTAATTGAAAAACCCTCCTCAGGGCCAACGCCAAGCTGATGGAGGGTGTTAAATGCGGAATTAAGATCTAAGAGTATCTGGTCGTCAAACACTAAATACTCTGGAACAATTCCTATCTGTTTCTTTATGTCTTCCAATATTGTTGTCATACACTTTCCCTCCTTTCTTGAGGTTGTTACTCACAAGTATCACCCCCTACTTTGTAAATATCGAATTGGTGTACCAAAGGTCTGTTCTATAGATTCTTTAGCAACCCTTTCAACATTATACATAGCATTGAGTCTATTAACCCTCTTATCATCAAGCGTGCGAATCTTATCAACCTGAGTACTCTTGGTATCAAAGACAATCATTGGTCGCTTAGCGTGATACGAACTAAATTCCTGATCGTTAGTATCGACTACTGCGCCATAGCCTTTCTTCTTCATTGCTGAATAGAAGTCTTTCTGTACTTTTACTTCAGGTGGATTGTGATACGTGAGTGTTAGATTTAATGCTTTGTAGATGTCCTTCTGATCTTTAGGACTAAGCCCAGGTTCTGGATGCTTATCGAGAGCCTTCTTTGCAGAATTGAACAACATCTGCTGACTAGGTCTTCGCATCTTGGCCTGTGAATCGTCGATTGATTCTCTTAGATTTTTCTTAAAGCTTTTCTTATCAAGAAGTCCGGCAGTAATCTTACCAGCATTCTCGTCAGACGGGACTTTAAGACCCTTAGTGTTTTTGAGCTCGACTCTATAAACATCCATGTCCATGGCTTTCTTCATGCCTTCTTCGTCCCCAGCGGCTCTAGCCATAGCTCGTGCTCTTTTCTTAAGGTTTTTACCAAACATACCTTCATACATGTTAACATCATGCTTCTTATAAGTAGCATAGAACGGGAATGACTCCATCTCTTTAGATGTCTGTATTCGACTAAGTTTGGTTCCTTCTTTGAGGATAGTGTCGAGTTCGTTTTTACCAAGCATGTAGGTTGCAACGTATTTCTTTGCGGTCACCAGGTCATCTTTAGTCTTAACCTTCAAAGCTGTTGCATCCATCTTTGTTACTTTGTTAATTACCTTACCAACTTTACTTGGTTTGCCAGAATTTGATGTATGTAGTGACGCTGCAGAACCATTACCTCTCTCTAGAGCAGCAAAGCGTTCAGCACTACCAGCAGTTCTTGTTACTGAGTCATGCGTCTTCTGACCTAATGGGTAAGGCGGACCGTTCTTTTGTCCCCACTTCTGGCCGAGGATACCACTATGACTTAAATAATCTTCTGACCAGCCCATACTGTTATCCTCCTTATTTATACCTTGTTGTGCTAACCTTTTTAAGATTCTTTTCTGGATTGAAGACTATGACAGGGTCTTTACTTGTATTTTGTCCATGTTTGTCTTCAATTCCATCATAACCAAGCTCCAGTAACCTATTAATAAACATTTGCCCAGATTTGGTTTGCATCGCAAAATTTAGAGAGAGTAGATCGTCTACATCATCAGATGAATATCCCAGCTTTCTTTGTGCAGATTTAGTATCCTCGATTACTTGATTTGCAATCTTAGGATCTTTCATGAATTCTTTAGTAAGTAACTCACCAACTTTTTCTGCTCTGGCGATTTTCAAATCCTTAATTGACATATACTTCACATTGTAGGTTTCATAGCCTCTTTCTGCATAAGCATCTCCAATATACTTTTGCCATGCTTTGTGATCTGCCTTATTAGTTGACAAATATTTCTGTCTACCATAGGTTACATCTTCTTTGTTATTGGCGATTCTATAAAACTTAGTATTCTTAGAAAAAATTCTGCCATCGAAATCGTCAGAGACCCCATAATGTTTTTTACCTTCGGTAGTTAGAGTTCCATCGGGGTTTTGAAATCTTCTAACACCCCAGCGTTGTCCTTTGACACCATAATGATACAAACAGTCTTCATACATAAGGTTCACCACAACCTAGTATCACCAGGTTTCCTTTCTGTTACTTCACTTGGAGCCAACTTACTGCCATCGCCATAATGGATTGCATCGTGAGTTGCTTTACAAGTGCATATTAAATTGTTCAGATCAAATATTGCTGGATCAAAGTTGGTAACCTGCTCGATTGTAATAGGATTAAGGTGGTGAATCAGAATCTTACTATTAATCGGGCGGTCTTCTATACCAAGATCACAGCCATTGTCTCTAATAATTACTCTTTGTCTAATCTCTTTCCACTGAGGGGAATTGTATAGCATTTGGTTGAGAACTCTGTGTCCACCAAATGTCTCTTCTGAGCATCTCCCATTCAGTTGCAAATATGCAAAACGTTCCTCAAAGGTTGGGAACTTGATGAGTTCATCATATGTTAGAAACCGCATCATCTATTCCTCCGACCTCAGCCTTTGTGTACTGATATGCTGGACGAAGGAAACCAGGTTTAAGTGTTAAACGGTTCCACTTCCCATTATCTATGTCATGAAAAATATTAACAATCTCCCCATCAATAAATGTTTTGTCTGGTCTCTTACTCATACTTCCTCTTCCTCCACTCCTGAATATCGTTTGAAAGCTTCCATAGCTTCCTTAGCAATTGCCTCCATTGAACGCCCCTCTTCAATTGCAACTGTCTTTGCTCGCTGTAACTCCATCTCAGCTTCCAGTTTAGCTCGTTCTAATCGTTCCTTCTCAGACCCCATCTTTAAAAAATGTACTAACTCTGCAGAAGTGGCCTGATGATTTGCTATTCGCCTAGCTACTTCGTTGTAAGCCATGTCCACGAGTTCATTCTCACGTCCTTCTGGTGTAGAGGCTGTGAGATATACAGTAGTTTGTACTGGGTCTTGTGAAGAATCGATACACTCTACTTTCTTTCTCATGGTGTTTCACATCCTTTCACTAGACTTTTGGTATACTTTTATAGGGGTATAAATGATTGCAGGAGACCACTCGTGAAAGGAGCCTGGGTTCACCACACCCAGGAATTGGTACAATCACTTATGCCCCGGTAAAAATATACCAAAAGCATCTCTCAAAAATTCCCTCCGGGGAAAATATAAAG